TCAAGCACCGGAAGGCAAATATTCGGTGTTTCGCATGTATGATAGAGTCTTGAATGCAACGGAAGTGAAACAAAACTACGACGCGATTCGTGGCCGCTATGAATAAATAACAAGCTAAGGAACCTTTCATCATGCTTCTAGGCCTCGGTAAAACCCTCACATTCGGACAACAAAAGATCTATCCCTACGCCACTGGTGGGGATTATGTCTATTTGTATGAAGAAGGCAACAAGACATACAGAGTCCATGAGTTTCTCAGCACTGGAACCAACACACTGAATGTTGAAGTTGGGGGAGAAATGGAGTATCTGATTGTGGCGGGTGGGGGTGGAGGTGGGGATCGCCATGGAGGCGGAGGTGGAGGTGGTGGATTTTTATCTGGATCATTTTCTTTCAGTGCCGAAAATTATACTATCACTGTTGGGGAGGGCGGAACTGGCGGTTCATACGAAGCAAACAACACAAGTCCTAGAGGAAGTGGAGCTCCAGGTAGCAATTCTTCGATTTCCGGTGTTGCAACATCTTATGGTGGTGGCGGCGGAGGAACATATGATGGCAATCCTAGTGGAACATTTGGTTCCGGTGGAGGAGGTGGAGGAAAAAATAGGCCTGGTATTGCAGGAACTGTTGGTCAAGGCAATTCGGGTGGTTCTGGACTAAATCCTGGTGCTGGTGGTGGAGGAGGAGCTAGTTCTGTTGGCGGTAACGCAAATAATGGATCCGGTGGAGATGGCAAGGAATGGCCTGTGGGTTCAGGGAAATATTATGCTGGTGGTGGTGGTGGAGCATGGTCAACTTCTGGTGGTCCCGCAACACCAGGAGGTACAGGAGGTGGTGGCGCGGGAGCATGGAATGACGCTACGATAGAATCGGGTTCTCCTAATACTGGGGGGGGAGGTGGAGGAAGTCGTTCTGAAACCACCTCAACCGTGGGGAGGCCTGGAGGCTCCGGTATCGTAATCGTCCGTTACGTCATTGCAGAGAAGAAGTTGTGGACTCCGAGTGAGTTGACTGGTTTGCAAGCTTGGTGGGATGTTTCTGACGAATCCACTCTATTCAACGACACTAGTGGAGGAAGCACACCAACGAACGGAGAAGGAACTGCCAGATGGGAGGATAAGAGTGGAAATTCTAGAACACTCTCTCAAATTACCAGTTCAGAAAGGCCGACAAAAATTGAAAATGAAGTGAATGGCCTTTCTGTCTTAAGATTTGCAAACGATAGGTTAGATGGATCTCCTTTCATGTATTCGTTGGGTGGCATGACATTCGCTATAGTTTACAAAAGCAGTGCAGCTGCACAATCTTTCTTAGTTTCCGAAGGCAGTACCACAACTAATACTCCTATCTACTCTCCAATTTGCTCTGGAGGCTCATCCTCCACAGCAACTTTTTTTTACAGGCCGGACAACGGAACTGTGCAAGTAAATTATTTACCGTCCTATAATTGGTATTCTTGGAATATATTGACACTGATGGACTCGGGAAGTGACATAAAATACACCGGAGATGGAGGCGCAATCACTTCTCTTGCATCATCGTATACTAGATCAACGACAACATTAAATCTTTTGAGAATAGGAGAATTAGCAAGAGGAGTTGCAGATCAATTCCCAAATAACGCTGACATAGGTGAGATAATTGTTTTTGACTCTGTGCTTTCTACCGCAGACCGCCAACGCCTCGAAGGCTACCTCGCCCACAAGTGGGGCCTCACAAACAATCTTCCTTCCGGCCATCCTTACAAATACGAGCCTCCATACAAGGTTGAGCCCGAAGAGATCGTGACCGATGGGTTGGTCCTGAATTTGGATGCTGGTGATTATGCTTCGTATCCGAGAAGTGGAACCACTTGGTATGATTTGAGTGGGGGTGGGAACAATGGAACTCTGACCAATGGTCCTACTTATGACTCAGAAAACAAGGGAAGCATTGTGTTTGATGGGACGGATGATTATGTTGACTTTTTTGCTCCAAACTTAGGCAATACAACGACAGTCGAAATGTGGGTAGAGTTGGGTGCTTCATATAGTGGTAAAATGTTTTTTGGCTGGTTGAGATATGATGTGTGGTGTGGAAGTGGACATTTGGGATTCAATACCGCAGCTAGTGATGTGCATGGTATTTCTTCGGCTACTGTTTCTTCTCTTGGATTAGTAGGAAATTGGAAACATTATGTTTTTGAAATGAGAAGCGATGTTTCCTACACGAACAACAAAATTTACATAAATGGCATTTTACAATCGCTAAGTCAACAAAGTGGTTCGGAAAATTCTGGCAATAGAAATTTCAACTCAGGAAATGGAAGAATTTCAGGATGGAGAAACGATAACAACTACCGAATACCAATGAATTGCTCTGTGTTTAGAGTATACAACCGTGCTCTCTCCTCCACCGAAATCACTCAGAACTTCAACGCACTTCGCGGCAGATATGGGATCTGACACATGTTCAATCTAGCAAGTAGAAAATTCTTTTTGGGAAAGAAATCGTCAACCGGATTTTCTTTATATGCTGGAGGAGTTGATACCGGACGAGCTTGGGGAGATGCAGGTTTAAGTGGTTATTCTACTCTACACGAATATCGACAAATTGGAACAGCAGACAATTGGTCAAAAGTAGCTTGCGGCGATACATGGACAATAGCTATAAGAGAAGATGGTACAATGTGGTCTTGTGGAACTCAAAACAGAAGTGACTTTTATCGTGGTGGTTACAACCCATTGGGTCTCGGAAATCTTCAAGGATACAAGAAAGAATTCACTCAAATAGGAACCGACACGAATTGGTCCGATGTTTGGGCTTGTCAATATTCTTCTTTTGCCCTGAAAACCAATGGGACTTTGTGGGCTTGGGGGGATGCATATACCTTTGGAGGCGGACTGGGAATTGGTCCATCCCCAAATACAGGAAATATATGTAATACCCAAAGAACTAGTAGTCCACAACAAATAGGTTCAGCAACAAACTGGACAAATATATTTTCAACAGGAGGACCATTTCAAAATACTGTGATAGCAGCAAATTCCAATGGAGAATTATATGGATGGGGAGACAACAGTTATTACAAATTGGGACTTCCTCTAAACAACGATTCATATTGCTCTCCAGAATCCCTCACGGGAGCTACTGGGTGGACATCTGTGGCAATGATGGGTGAAGGTCATGCTGCAGCTGCAATAAAAAACGGAGAACTGTGGACATGTGGAAGAAACAATAGTGGTCAGCTCGGCTTAGGAGATAATGTAGATAGAACCACATTCACTAGAGTGGGAACATCGACTGATTGGGAAAAAGTTTTTGCTGGTAATTATAGTTTCTACGCAATAAAAACAAATGGTACTTTGTGGGGTTGGGGTGAAAATGGCGACTACCAATTGGGAATTGGAAATAATGCTGATCAAAATTCTCCGGTTCAAATAGGTTCGGATACCGACTGGGAGGGTATGGTTGGTGCAAATAATTGGTATAATGCCGGTAGTGGAAATGGCACTTTGTTTAAAAAAACCAACGGAGAGATATACGCTATTGGAAGAACTGTTGGTGCAAATGGAACCGGCGTATTAAAAATTGACATAACTTATCCACAACAATATTTGGATGTTAGATTGGAGTCATTGACATACATACCAAAATCTTTAACAGGTTGCAAAGATGCATCAATTGGAGATGAACATAGTATGGTAATAAAGTCCGATGGGACAATGATTGGACTTGGATATGGTGAACGTGTTGGTATAGGATATTCAAGAAATGAAGTCTACAAAATAAGTGAGGATAATGATTGGTATAAGATATTGGGAGGAAGAGATCCGGCAAATGGTGGAGATTATGTAACAGGTGCTACTTTCATTGTCAAGAATGACGGAACTTTATGGGGAGCAGGAAGAAATACAAGTTATTCAAATGGTAGTGTTTGGGGGTATGGTGAAAGTTCAACCTCTCTTTCTTATGTCAATTTTACACAAATTGGAACCGATACCTTTTGGAAAGATGCGAAATCTCTTAGCACAGGTTATTACACCACTCTAATGATAAAAGGTGACGGAACTTTGTGGTATACTGGAATTGGAAATGCTATTCCAGAATACAACAATAATGGAAGAACATTATATTGGACACAATATGGTTCCGATACATGGAAATGGGTATCACTAGGTTCCAACGGGAGTTCCGCGTGGGGAATCAAATCGGATGGAACACTTTGGTCTTGGGGATTGAATAATTATGGACAATTGGGCCTCGGAGATACCACAAGTAGATACTCTAGCATTCATCAAGTGGGTTCATCGACCAATTGGGTTAAAATTTGGAATTCTTGGTATTCATCTGTCTATGGTCTTCGTTCTGATGGAACATTGTGGTCTTGGGGGAGAGATCGCGTAGGATCTTTGGGAACAAATCAATCGAGTGGTACTATAGTAACATCACCACTACAAATAGGTTCTGATACAGATTGGGTTGATTTGGTTTCTACCGCCTATGGAACCACTTTTGCTTTAAAAAACAATGGTGAAGTTTGGACATGGGGCGATAATACATATAATAGCACATATACAAGAGGAGACTATTACACTCCAGTCCAATTTGGAACCGATTCCAATTATATTGCTGTTTTCGCTAACGGTCGTCACCGAGGAGTTTTCTTCAAATCGGATGGAACGATTGTTTCTAATGAAGATTACTTAAACGGAGAAGATTTAGGAAAATATACTAATATTCCTATAGAAGCTTTGACAGATATTGGAACACATCCCTTTACAGAATATTCGGATTCCATAAAAGATAGATTTGCAATCCAAGCAGACAGGTTTCACTGTTTATTATGACATATAAAAAATCTAGCATTTCCTTTTGAAACTCCTTGCATTTCTCCGTATACGAGGTATACTTCTTCATCGTCGTTTCTCACTCTTTTCTCACACGGAGAACCCATGAACAAGAAGTATGTCACAAAAGCAAAAGTCGTTTTCAAGGGAAGAAACTCAAACTTGTCTTTCTTCATTGAAGATTACCTTTCCCAGCAGATTTGTTCTCGTTGGGGAAGTTCCGAAATCACTGAAAACAATGTTGATATCACATATACCAAGATTTCCTTTGAGTGGTTCTACAACAATATGAACGATGCATCTGAAGATTGTCATTGCATCTCTCAATGCTTGACCACACTCAAGAAAGCTGGAATCATTGATTGGTTCTATGCAAATTCGTGTTCCGTGGAAAATATTCAGTTTCAAAAGGAGCCTTCCTTCAATGCCGTCAATTTCAGTTGATATTCGCTACAACAAGAAGTGTCCCCAAGTCGCACACCAAATTGAAAGTTCACTTTTTGACAGGTCTTTTTCCTTTGAAGGTGATTCGTATACTTCCGAAGACCATGTGAATCACAATCTTGGGTTCAACTACGATTGTATGCTTGTCGCAAAGAACGCATACAAGCGCATTCGTCAAGAACTCTCAAATTTCTTCCGAAATGTTTCGGAAATTCACTCCTACGACATCTCGTTGTCAGACGAGAAGAAGTTTCATTTTGAAAGGTTATGATATGAACATGAACGCATTCACTTGTCTTTTTTCCTACACTCTTACCATCATGCTATGCACACTGATGTATACGTTGGCTTTTACGATTGACGATTTGTTCATGGAACTTGTCCTTTCCGGTGTTGCATCGGGAATGGTTGGCATCATGTTCACACTCATGTATAAGATTTTGACCGGAGGAGATGAAAATGAATCAACCACCTAACACAAATCCTCCTCGCGAAGAGGAGGTTCGTAGCATGATTGATGAGCTCAAACAAAGTTCAGAGTATTTTCAGAATCATGCTCCTGAATCCTGTAAGAAGGCAATCGTGTTGATTGAGAATCTTTGGGGAACAATTCAGATTCTCGAATCAGCACTTGACAAGATTGAAAACTCCGAACCCCCTGTTGTGAACAATCCTCATCGGAGATACCGCAGGAGGAATTGAAAGGAAGATATGATTACAAAAATCATTAATGAAAATACACCGTTGTATGGAGAAGCAGATATTGAATCCGAATCTCCAAATTGTTTCGTGAATCAAAAGCACTTCATTGGAAAATTTGAGGAAAAGACGGACATCTGGCTTTATCAAGACATGAATAAGTGGAGAGTCGGGTTTCGTCATTCAGAAAACAAGGATGACTTTACTTCCATTGCTTTGTGCGAAATGTTTCGTCCGGTTGAGTTTCTATCACAAATTCCGATTCAAGCGAGATACAACCTGATTCAGAATCGTCAAAAGATGAATCACATAATTCTAAAGTCAATTTCAGAAAAACGTCTTGAAGTTGAAATTTTTGATTTGGTTCCGTAAAGACAAAGTTCATTCAACGATTCTCAAGAATGCCTTTTTTCAAGGCATTCTTTTTTTTTCTTGGTTTATGGGACCATACTGGACCCCGGACGCGATTCCATGAGGCCTCCAAACACACCATATTATCACACCTTTCCAAAAGTCCCATAACACCCTTTTTACCCTGTTTTTCCATGTTGACTCAAGACAAGCGGGTGTATTGACGATATAATACATACACGCGAGGAGAAAACGGTTCTCCTCGTTTCTTTTTCTTTAGGAGTTTTTCGTCATGAAAAACAAGGTTCGGAATTTGTCTTTTGTTGCGTTGGTTTCTCTGTTTGTTCTCTCTGGTGTCGGATGCACCGTCTCTGCCGGTGTTGAAGGTAGGGCATTCTATCCGAAGAACGATCCCCGAAAGGGATTCTTTGACTTCGGTGGAATCGACGGCATCTTCTCCTCCGCTCCCTCGGGTGGCGGATTCAACCTCCTTGGGGACTGAAGTTCATGGAATTTGTAAAGCAAAACCTCGCAAACTTTGAAATTGTGAATGGTGGTTTTGAGTTTTCATGTTCTTGGGGGTTTCTCATCGGAACCCTCGGAACTTTCATCTTTCTTCGCTACATCATGTGGGCGAAGAAGTTTCCCAAGAAGCGAGAAGGGTGAATGAACGACCGAAAGAGATTTTTGATTTTGGTAATCTTGGCTTTCATCACTCTTTGCTAAAGGAAACATTGTAAAATGAACAAGACAGATAGGGAATTCATGTTGACTTTGGTTCCTCTTCTTCAACTCTCCATCAGAAAGAAAAGTGATGGAGACATGAACCTCAAGTATGCCGAGGATTTCGTGCGTCATTACCGCATCTTCATCGACGCATCGTATTATGGTGAGATGAACATCGCAAAGGATTTGGATTATGATTATGACTTTGCCCTTTGCGTAAAGGATGTCGCAGACGAATATCACATCAATCTTCCAGATTCCTTTCACAAAATGTATTTTTCCTGACCGAAAACAACATACTATTTCTTCTTTCAGACCCGTCTTGGACGGGTCTTTTTCTATAAATAGCTTTCATGAGAAACAGCATACTTACATACACGGAACACGAAAATCTCTCGGACATCATCACATACGAAATGTGGTGTGGATTGTTGGATTCGGTTGAAACGAATACACTCTCAGAGGGAATTCGTGACACTCTTGCGGCCGCAGGAGACAAAATCAAACAAGCAGTCTTGAGAATCTTCGGTCCAATCAAGGACGAGATTCTGAAACTGGCAGAAGAAATGAAAATCGGATTGCGTGACATCGTGAATGCACTCAAGGAAAGAAGTGTGTTCGGTGTTCTCAAAGCAGTCGGGTTCAAGATAAGACTTTTGGTCAAGGCAATTCTTGCATTCACTAGAATATGGAGAGAAGGACTTGCAGGAATCTTTCGTGAGATTTCAAAAAACAAGTTGGTTCAAAAACTTCAATCTGGAGCCATGAAAGTTGACGAGTTCTTGGACAAGTATCCAATTCTCAAGAAAATAGGTGGAATCGCTGTCGCAGGACTTCTTCTCTACATTTGGTTGAACATGTCGTTCATTGGTGATTTGGAATACGACATGAATGTGGGAGACATGACAGCTGCACTTTCAGGAACCTTTTCAATTGCAGAACTGTTTCTCAGTCCAGCCGGATTGATGATGATAACTCTCTTTGCGACAGGCGGATTGATTTCCGCACCTTGGTTGGGTGCAAGCACTTTGAACTTGGTTTTGGCTCTCATATATACTGGATATGTCAAGATAAGAGAGAAATCTCCACAAATACAGAACATGATGAGAAAATACATACAGACACGATGAAAACACTTCTACTCGCAATAGCACTTTCAAACCCAATCACTTGCTTTTATGATGTGAGTGACCTCGTTGCACCGCCACCACAGTTTCAGAACGCACCAAGATTCTCCCTTCCCGCAGGAATCGTAGGTAGCATTCCTGTGTTGGCGGTGGACGAGGATGTGATTCGTTTTTCCAACAAGAGAAAATTGGAGAACATCATATTGGATACAGCATTTCACATGGGGGACTACGATGCGAACATAATTTGGTGGGGAAACACCATGATAATCAAGGGAACACCGGAACTTCACAGGAGTATTCGATGAGATTTTTTGGAGCTGGTGGGAAAATAGAAAATAATGGATTTCCGCGTTTAGGACATGATTTAGGACAAAGTGAAGCTTCTTGGCATAGATATCAGTATCTTGCAAGCAATTTATTTACTGCTTCAAATTACAATACTAATGTCACTACTACAACAGGAGGAATTACCGCTTATAACGGTATTTTTGGTATGTCTACTATGGACGAAAAGGGAATTATTTATTCTGCTAGAATAGGACTAGTCAATGGAACATGCCAACACTATCAAATTGATACTAATACTGAAACCATTAGTCTCTTCGACACTGGAATCACTTCAACCGATGAATATGATGGTACTGCATTATGTGCTACGGTTAACGGAATTATGTATAGCGGAGCAGGTCAAAATGGTAAATACATAAAAATAGACACAAAAACAAACCCCCCAACTGTTACCAAAAAAACACTACCAAATTATACTCCTGTTCCTAATGATTCCTATGCTCCACAGGTGGTTCCTACAAGAAACAATCAAGGATATGTTTACCAATGTCCCTATGGCCATGGTGTTGATAGAATATGGAAATTAGACCCCTACACAGACACAGTAACAGAAATTGGAATCAATTTTAATCCTAATGTTTCAACGTGGGGTTGGCATTCTAATGTTCTCTGTCCCCAAAATAATTGTATTTATGGAATATATCTAAGAGGTCTGAATAATAATAAGATATTAAAAATAGATACCAATACCGATACAGTTTCTCTTTTAAATACTACACTCACACTTCCAAATTCTAATGACCAGGCTTATCGAGGAGGCACCTATGATCCAGTTAGTCAAAAAGTTTGGTTCATGCCTATTTCATTAAAATTCCAAATAGTTTCTTTGGACCCGAATAATAATGATTCGACTTCAACACACGGAACATATTCAGGCGCAAATGGGCCTAGATATATCGGAGCTTGTCTGGGATTAGACGGAAGAATATATTCGATTGGATGGGCTTATACAAATATTTGGACATATGATATTCAAAATAATATAAGAACACAGTCGGGGAGCACGGGACTATTAAATGCATATTTGGGTGAATCGGCTATTTTAGGAAAAAACGGAAAAATATATCTCTTTCCGTTTAATGCAACCACAGGAATAGGTGTAATTAACACATCCAATAATGAAGTATATAACTTACCAACAAATTACTTAATAACAAATAGAAATTCTCATTAGTCGGAAATAAAGCATGAAATACTCAATAATCTCAAGCATGTATGACGAAAAACAAAACAAGATAGTTGAAAAACACGCTGAAGTAAACGAAGAGAACGAAATCGTCTCGGAAGAAATTCTAGAGACACCTCAAGAAAATTCCGAGTATGTCGTGGAGAATTTCCTTGTTCCTTCCCACAAGATACATATAATAGATGGTGTCGAGTATCTTGTCACTCCTGAAGGAAAGAAATTCGCGATATGGTCACTTCTAGAAAAATAAGAATTGGAATTGAGATGCTATCAGCATCTGTAGTTTGTTTTTTGGCAGGTTTGTCTTTTGGGTATCAGACAGAATTTTCATTTCCCTATGCTCTGGGATTTCTCTCTCTATACGCTATCGTTCTGTGGGGAACCCTCAGAGAGACGATAGAGTGGTATCTGGAGGAAGATTGAATGGGTTGGGAGCATGAAAAATACGGATGGAAAGAGGTGAAAGAAAAAGATGAAACTTGCAATAACGATTCTTCTAGCGAGCATGATGATGACTCAAAGCACAACAATAATTCCAGTTGACACAAAGACCACGCAAAAGTCAAAACAGTTTTTTCAATCGGAACCAAAAGCAACAATACTTTGCTATTGGTATTACCCAACACCCGTTGTAGATTCTGCAAGAACCGCATGGATTGGTGTTGATGGATTTGCAATGAACGAGATTGACCATGTTCTCTTTTTGGTTGAGAATCGTGGTGTGGTGAAAGTGGAACAAAAGACACTTCTCAAAATGAGAAATGCACCAGCATATTGGATTGGTGTTCACGGGTCAAGAACATATGCATCCGAAAAATACGGAAACCCCGTAATCAATCTTATTGAGATCAATTACGGGGAAACCATTCATATTCAGGCTGTGGTCGTGGACAAGAAAGGCAAGAAAGCCTTTTCCACCAAACCAATCAAAATCAAGTGGTATGGTAGCGACTCAATAAATCCATTTCTCTACTCATTTTGAGTAGAACTCATCCATCGTTGAACGTGCAACCTTGAGATGTTGAAGAATCGTCTGACTTGAAAGTTCAGTCAGTTTACTTCTCCACTCATATCTTTCCTCTTCTGATGCTGAACCATATTCCCAAGGAATTTCGTTTTCATTCAAGTTGTAATTCTTGACGAAAGCATTTTTCCAAGAAGCATCTGGTGTTTTTCCTTGACCCGGAATAGCGATTCCAACATAAAACGTGTGTGCATACCAAGTCGCAAGACCATCAATTCCTTCTTCAAGATATGGAAGAAATGTAGCTTCACGAATGAAGTCGTTCTGAACAACTTTGTTGGGAAACTCATATTTTCCACCAGGAGCATACCAAGGACCAATCATGGGAATGATTGGTTTTGTTGTCCCCATTCTCTCATTGAACATATGACAAAAGCGAACCAATTCTTTTCTGTATTCGGTTTCTCTCGGCAGAATATTGTTGTTGAATGAATCGGGGTCGTAGCGATTGTAGAATGAAGGATTCAACCAATCGCATTCCGACATGAGTTCTTCGTAGCATCCATACTTGAAATCAATTTCATTTTGTTTGACTTCTTCTGGTGCGTTTGCCCACTGATATGCCGTTGTCGGTGAAGGATGAGGAAGCCAATATTTGAGAAGTGGAAGACCATAGTAGGTCCATTTCATCTTTGGAAACTCTTGTTTCATAACGCGAAGAGCTTCAACCATGACTCTGGTTGCTTCTGCGTTTTCGGGAGTTCCCTTTCCTTTATCCAAACCACGGAAGAAATCACCTTCGTAGTCCAGCTGCCCATATCCTGTGGGCTCCTCATCACCGTAGAAAGCACGAACATCAGCAATCACCTTGTCTGTGTTGATGCTCAAACTTCCTGTCTTGTTTCCGTGACCAATATCCCATGAAGCATACCAAATGTAATAAAGCTCAGCACCAGCACGGGTTCTTGCAACCTTGTCCATCTCTTCTTCATTTGCTATTTGGTGATTGAGTTCATATCTAGTCGGATCTCCAATTCCCTTTGAACGGAAATATCTACTTGAGAGAGTTCCGTGATGTGGGTAGAGAAGAATATCACCTTTCTTTGGTGCTTCCTCTTCCTGTTTTGTCTTCATGTTGAGAAGTAGAATACCCAAATCGGAGCCATCGACTGTTCCGTCGTCGTTCAAATCATATTCTTCATTGTCTGTTCCCCATGCTGACATCAAGCTCGCCAAATCATGAGAATCAAACTTTTCCCTCTCTTCTGGTGTAGGAATCCCTTCCTTGGGGTTTGGTCCCAAATTTGGTTTCACGTTGTTTTCTTCAGAAGCAGCCAAAAACCCAAACATACTCTTGATGAAGTCAAAAATTTTGATGAAAAAATTTCTCATGTGTTTTTCCTTTGTTAAAATAGGGAATACTCAGAGTATTTATGACTATATAGCTTTGGGAGAAGAAAACCATGAAAGAATTCATTAGCAGCACCAAAGGCAAAGTCATAATATTCATAGTGATAGTATTGGGAATCGGAATCGTCGGTGGAATTTCTGGATTATTCACTTGACTTTAGAAAAAGTAAGCGTAGAATTCAAGGAAAGCCGGCGTGGCGAAATTGGCATACGCGGTTGACTCAAAATCAACTTTCCTAGAGGAAATTGCAGGTTCGAGTCCTGTCGCCGGTATTGGAGAAGCGATGTTTGAAGAAGAATATGATGAAATAGAGTTTGAAGAAGCTCTCAGAAAAATCATGGACAAACTTCAAGAATCCTTTTCAATTCTAGAGGACCACGGCTTGGTGAGAACTCTATGGGATGAAAATGGAAACGATTCTTTGGAACCAACGGAAAAGATGATGAAACTTGAGCGTCAAGGAAAACTTCGTTCCTATGTAAAAAACATATTTCAAGAAGATGAATGATTTTTACTATTTTAGCTTCGACTTTGACCAGATTTCCGAATGGACACAACCATTCATTGGCAATGTAATCGCATTGACTCCAGAAAAAAATTCAAAGACATTCATAATGTTTCTAGAGTATGATTTGGAAAACAACATGGTCATTCATTACGAAGATGATGATGAATGGGGCTATGATATCATGCCAAAAGAGGATTGTCTAAATAAGTATCTCGGGTATAGAAAAGAAGGCTATATCCCAATGGAGTTATAAGGCAATGAAAGAATGTTATGTGCGAATGGTCAAGGAATCACACCACTGGAAAGGTTCCATTGAATTGTTTGGGTTTGATGAACATCAAAGAAGAGTATATCCATCTCCGCCACAAATGGTGTATGAAGTTCATGGCAAACCAGCAACAAGAATATTGGATTCAATTCGTAGTTTTCTTGCTGCGAATAAGGAATACAATGCTACACATATTGTAAGAAACGGTTCGGAAAAACTTCTAGGGTTCTTTTCCGTCCCACTAAGTAAAGGAATAGAAGAATGAAGAAGATGATTTTGATTGCGGGAATTTTTCTTAGTATATTGGGTATCACCTCACAAGCAACAGCACAACAAGTTCGTTGGGGCGTAAATGTTCGCTGGAATGGGGGATGGGGTGGCGGGTATTGCCCTCCTCCTGTGTATTATCCACAACCTGTTTATTATCCATCACCAGTGTATTATGCACCAGTTCCATACTACAATCCATATGTTCCCTGTCCTCCAACATTCAGTCCTGCTGTCTATCGTAGATATTGTTGGTAATCCAAAAACCTAAATACTTCTGCAACTTTTTTTACAAAGGAGAACAAAGTGGCAGAAGAAAACATCTATCAAGACCTTGAGAATATGTTTGATGGAGAGGATTTTGGGTTCAATGCTGTCAATGAAGACGAACTAGCAGAACTCACAGGAAGCAAGGAAACAGAAGAACTCTTCTCTTCCGCTGCAAAAAGTGAAGACATTCAGAGATTGGAATCAAAACTTGATGCAATTCTTAACGACAAGAGTTCCAACACTGATTGTGAAGAAGTTCTTCGTGGTAAAATGCAACAAATCGAGAAACTCGTATTCCCTCTTCTCATCAACCTGAAGAAGAACCCCGACAAGGAATACATTCTCTGGCCAAACAGAACAACAATCATTGACCAGCAAATCAAGAGAATTCTCGGCGTTACCAGATTTTGAGTGAAATAAACCATTGAAGATATCGTTATAGAGTCAAGTGTGAATCACATTCATAAGGAGAAAAATCATGCTTGAATCAATCGCATTGTCAATGGTGCTCTGGCAACCACCACATCAGAGAGGTCCAGAATTTCGTCCTCAAAATCCTCCTAGAGCTGTTGAAGGAAGAATGGATTCTCGTCGGCAACCAAGAAATTCTTTTTGGTCTCAGGAGGAAAAAAGAGAAAGAACTCCTCAGAGAAGAAGAGGAATTTCACTTGACATTTTTGTTGAAATGCTTCAAAAAGGAGATCCCAGAGCAGATCTCAACAAAGATGGAAAAATCAATGGTGCTGATTTGGAACTCGTCTTGGAAAGAAAGATGAACAGAATGAAGGGAGAGAGACGAGGAAGATGCGGTAATTGCTGTAAAAACAAGTAATCTAGGTCTTCTGGGGAAAAAACCTCACTAGCATTGAACTAGTGAGGTTTTTTTGCGTATAAATACTTTGGGAAAAACATGAAAAGTATCCGACACATAGAAGTCACTTCAAAAGCATTTTTTTGCAATTGGATTTCGCTATTTCAAAGCACTATTTCCATGATTGATAAGATTATGTTTCACTCAATCAGGGAAGAAACCATCCATGCAAAACCAAGACGTAAGATTTTGGCACAACATCAAAACAGGAGAAACCGTGGATTGCAAATACCACTATGATTGCAAAATAGTGGAGAAGAAGATATTAAGCGAAGGCAAAATGAACTTTTTTCGCAGTGGCTGGTGTAGATTGGGTGTTTATCGCCAAATTGATAAGAAAATAGGAATAGTGGAATGTTACAGTAAAAAATGTTTAAAGAAAGGTATTGATTTTCTACTCTCTAAATATAAGATAGACATGTTGATAACTGAAACTCATGATAAAAATTATTCCGAAATGGAAATATTCAAAAATCCCCTAGCGAAAGGAACAGAAAATGGAATTTGACAAATCTGAAGACTTTTATAATTGGTTGAATTCTTTTGAAAATTTAGATGGTTCTGCATATGGACCAGAATTTGAATCCTATGCTAGAATGCAAAGATTTCTTTTAGATAAGAGTATATGCAATTGCAAGAAAAAAGGAAAAAGTATAGACTCCTATTATGAAAACTTGAAAAACATTTCAAATGAAAATCGCGACAATCTACTTGAATTCTTGAGTGTGGAGTATATACTTCTCAAGAAGGAGGAAACCCTCATTGTCGAACTCAGAGCAACATCTACTGAACCATCGCAAAGCTAAGAAATTCGTTGAATTAGTAAAAAAAGAACTGAAAGAATACAATATGAAACTTGTCTTTGGACGAGGAGAAATGGTCAACGGATACAAGTGCCGATGTTCTGGATATTTTGATGAGGAGAAGGTGGTTGTTGCTTCTAAAAACCGACATTGGTTGAGTGTTCTAGTCCACGAATATTCACATTTTCTTCAGTGGAAGAAAAGGGACGAAGAATACGAAGATATGTTTGTGAATGGAAGAGATTGCAATGGGATAATTGACGATTGGTTGGACGGAGAAGAGTATCGCCCAAGCACAATAGAAAAAGCATTCATCAAAGTTCGCAGAATGGAAAAGACCTGCGACATGATTGCTTTGTCTCTCATCAAAAAATACAAACTACCGATAAACGAAGAATATTTCACAAGACATGCAAACTGTCATGTTTATTATTATCACATGATGGAAAGAACCAGAAAAAGATATGTCAACGACGAAATGTTCTATAATATCATGGTTCACAAAGCCATGCCAAAGACATTCAAGTGCAAGAACATTCGTTATATGCCTGAAAAGATATACAAGATTGCTCGAAGAGCATTTTAGGGAGATTTCAGTATGAAAATTGAAGACAGCGTAAAGCTGGATTTTTGTGATGTATTGCTAAAACCAAAGAGAAGCACTCTGACTTCTCGCAAGGATGTGGACATTCTTCGTGAGTTCACGTTTCTAAACAGTAAAAAAACTTGGACGGGAATTCCCATTGTTGCTTCCAATATGGACACAATTGGAACTATCTCGATGGCAAAGAAATTTGCAAGCAATTCAATGATGACCTGTCTACACAAGTTCTTGGATTTGTCCGAATACAAGTCATTGTATGACGAGAGTTATCACCACGAAAAGAACATCGCATTCACAATCGGAATGAGAGATGGTGATTTTGAGAAGGGGAGAAAGATAATTTCCCAAAACCCAAACATCAATTTTATCTGCGTTGATGTTGCAAATGGATATTCACAAAGTTTTCTTCACTACATAGAAAGGATTAGAGCAGAATGGACCGACAAGACAATCATCGCTGGGAACATCGTGACACCGGAAATGACGGAGGCATTGCTACTTGCAGGAGCGGATATCATCAAGGTTGGTATCGGCAACGGAAGTGCGTGCTTGACACGGAAGGTAGCTGGGGTGGGATGTCCACAGCTGTCAGCAATCATGGAATGCGCCGATGCCGCTCATGGTCTGGGAGGGCATATCATGGGGGATGGTGGGTGTACTTGTCCCGGTGACGTAGCAAAAGCATTTGCTGCTGGTGCGGATTTCATCATGTTGGGAGGAATGTTGTCTGGACATGATGAATGCGAAGGTGAAATCACTGAAATGGAAGACGGTAAAAGAAAGATGTTGTTCTATGGAATGTCTTCCGATACTGCGATGGAAAAGCATTATGGTGGTGTTGCTTCTCATCGTGCATCTGAAGGAAAAGCAGTATATGTTCCATACAAGGGAGAAGTTGGTGGGACAATTCAGGAGATTCTCGGTGGTGTTCGTTCTGCTTGCACATACATCGGCGCTCAGAAACTCAAGCATCTTCCAAAGTGTGCGACTTTCATTCGTGTGAATCGGCAACTCAATACTATTTTTGGTGAATGAATATGACTCCTGAAGAAGAACAAAAAATGTTGGATTTCAACTATCTCATTTCCGAGTATGTGAAAACAATCGACAAGAATCTGTGGGACAAAGCAGTGGACTTTGCTGCAACAATGACTAAATATCCCGGCGTTGAATTTGGACAAGATGGAAACACTGGTTGAATATGATAATTTGTTCTGTAACATCATTACCAGATAGAACTAATTCTCTAATGGGAGTTTTGAATAGTTTGTTGAATTCAACCATAATTCCAGATAAAGTTATTATTTCTGTCTCTGAGTATTATCCCCGTTTAAATAAAAAATATGACTTTAAAAATTTAAAACTTTTACGAGTTTTTTTAGAAAACTATAAAATACCAACAGAAATATTTTTATATAAAAAAGATGTTGGGCCGCTATTAAAACTAAAAAGTCCTATGAATTATTTGGCAAGCAAAAAATATAATGAAGAAGTTTTGATACTCACTCTTGATGACGATACATTACTGTATGAAAAAACAATAGAAAACATCTTAGTTTCTCAGAAAAAGCAAGAAAAAGCTGTTTACTGTTTGATAGGAACAAAAGATGATACTTTCATACACGGAGAAACTATCACTACCGAAACACAAGTAACTGGTTTGGGGGGATATCGTGGAGTTTTATACAATTCAAAGTTTTTAACTAAAGAATTTAATCATTGGATAGATTTTTTTATAAAAAAACACCAAGAAGAAAATAGTATACCAATGCACGACGATCACATTTTTTCTTGGTATTTCAACAAAAAAAATATTCCAATAATAGTTGTTCCTATTCCAGAAAAAAATAAAATATCAGTAATTAATTACATATATTGTGAAAATGTTGATGGAATATTTAGAGATAAATATTCAGATTACTCACTTCAATTGTCTGAAAAAATAAGAAAAGAAATTTTATATAATGAAAAATCTTCTAATCATACCCTCGCATAAAAGACCAAATAAATTACAAACTTGTCTAGATTCTGTTCTGAAGAATTCTTCATGTTCAGACATTTTTGTCATCTTGAATCATGAAGATGCAGAATCATATTCAAATATCATCAAAAAATATGCAATTGCAAATGTTCGTTTCATGTTTACAAACAAGAACACTTGTCCAGATAAGCTAAACCATGTTTGTGACCTGTATGGAGAAAACTACGACTTTGTTTCCTTTATTGGAGACGATTGCGTAGTCACTACTCCAAATTGGGACGAGATTTGTGCAAACTACATCAACAATCACTTTTCTGGCTTGGGAGTGGTTTCACCTTCCGAACCCTCTTGGGGCAGGAACTATGACGATTTACCTCTTCACTGGATGCAAAGTAAAAGTTTTTGGAAAACCGTTGGATATTTTGTTCATCGAGGCATGAAACATTGCTATGTTGACAACATCATTCGTGACTTTGCTAAAAGTATTGATGGATATGCAAAAATTCCAACTTGCATAGTGGAACACCACCACCCAAATCATGGATTTGAAAACGATGAAGTTTATGATGAAGGGGAGAAAAAGCATTGCGAAGATGACAAAAGAGTGTATAATCAGTTTCTCAACTCTCCCGAATACTTTGAAACTTTGAAGAAATTACAGGAAGCTAAAATCAATGTTCAATGACCATTTTGATAAAGTTTTTTGTCTAAACCTTCCCATTCGTGAAGACAGAAAGAAAAGAATGTCCTCACTGTTTTCTAATCATAGAATGAACGTGGAATTTTTCTCTGCGGTTCGGGGATTTGCAATTCCCTATGTTCATTCATTGGTTTCCGATAGATTTTCTGCCGCAGGATATGTCGGAACTCTCATCAGCTATCTGAATCTCTTTGATTATGCGTTGGAAAGGGGATATGAGAATATATGTGTAATCGAGGATGATGTTATGATTCATCAAAATATCAATTATATTGCAGATGAATACATTCCACGATTGCCCGAGAATACCGACATGGCATACTTCTCGTATATTCCTCTGAGTGATGACCATTCGATGTGGAACTACAACATTCTCAATGACCGATTCATTGATGGTTCTCCTATTGGTGGAATCATGCGTGCCAAGAACTTGTGTAGTATGATGGGATTTTCCATCAACAAAAGAACAATGGAACACTTGTGTAAATCCTTGAACGAAACATTTGAACCCATTGATTTACACATCATGGCAAATATTCAGAACAATGAAGATTTTGGGGTATATGCTATCAACCCACAGATGTTTTGTTCATCGGAAGGATATTCCGATGGTTGTGGATATACCATTGAAGATTTACAGAGAAGAAGTGTTGATTTGAGAGCAAGCAAGTATGAGGATTATCAATGATTGTTCAGCCTGAAACTCGCAACATAATTGATTTTTTTGCATATTGGAAACATGATGCTATTGTTGCTGATCTAGACGCAAGAAGAAACAACTTCTATGTTCTTTGTTCAAACCTCTACAACGATTTCAACATCGCAACTGTCATCAGAAACGCAAACGCTTTTCTTGCGAAGAAAGTGATTCTATATGGTTCTAAGCAGTTTGATCGCAGAGGTGCTGTTGGCACTCACCGTTATACTCATTTTGAACATTTCAAGGAACAAGAGGGATTGAACATCTTTCTGAAAGAAAAGAAGTTTTCTAGAATCGTTGGAATCGACAACGTAGAGAACTCTATTCCCATCACTAAATACGATTGGGGAACACCAACAAAAAATGAAGATGTTCTGATGATTTTTGGCCAAGAGCAGGTAGGAATTCCAGAACATCTACTTGACTTGTGCGATGATGTAGTATATATTCCTCAATATGGAAGTGTTCGTAGTTTGAATGTGGGAACAGCGAGTGGAATCGCTATGTATGACTTTTGTTCAAAGGTGGTGAAAACATGAAGAAGAAAATTTGGTTGCCAGAATACATGTTAGCTTACATCGCTTACGAAGCTCACAAGAAGGGTCTTCATTTAGAAGAGATGTTGTTTACCATGATTGATAGAGAAGATGTGAAGAAACTATCAAATGAAGATCTCGTCCTCAAAATTCGTGACACTATGAATGGGGATAAACAGGATGGTTTTATCGTGGTTGATTTGAAATAATAATACAGATGAGTGAAAAAACAATCACATTTGCTACAAATTGTTGGGAAGTAGATTGGGAGTTCATAATAAAATCTGGTGGTTATCTGCAAAAAATAAAAAATCTAGACTATGTGAATTTTAATAAAAGAATACTAATAATAAACAATGTAAATGACCCAAAATTAGTTTTAAAAGAAGCAGATAAACTAATAAATTTAGGCGTATTGGACGAATATTATCTTGTTGAGGAAAATGCAAAAAAAGTTTTAGACCATTTTGAGATAAAAAAAGAAAGTTTTACCAATATCGGCTATTATTATAGTATGTCTCCTCTACTTGCTATATTTTTTTCAAACTCTGAATACATTTTGTATAATACTGCTGATACAATCTTAGAACCAAAAAAATACAATTGGGTTGATATGGGAATCAATATAATTGAAGATATGTCAAATAAAGTGGTTTGTGTAAATCCAGTTTGGAACGATGGATATGAAGAAGCAAGACATGAATGCGTTTTCAAAAATGGAATGGAGAATGAAAATTGGTTTTTTATGCCAAGATTTTCCGACCAATGTTTCTTAATGCCTCTAAAATTTCTTAAGAAAAAAATCTACAACGAAAAAAATGAAATGGCAGACTACTTTTGGCCCCACAATAGAAGTTCAAATGGAACACATATAAATGGAAATGATTTTGAAAAAAGAGTAGCTGCACATATGTTCAACAATAATGCGATAACTGCTACCAGTAAACATATATCTTATTATCATAAATCAATGAGATTGTGAGGAGTATGAATGTCAAGAAAAGAATCACACAGAAAATTTGGTCGTAGACGAAAACTTGGTAGTAAGAAACGAAAAGCTGCCGCAAAAAATCGCAAGAGAAAGTGATTGATTGCCCTGTCGGTTAATGGTAAACCAGGTGACTTTGGATCACCCACTCTTGGTTCGAGTCCAAGCGGGGCAGTTGTATGAAATTTTGTAGAATGATGTTCTATTCAGATTACATTTCTGATGAACAGTTGATCAAGGCTGTTCAGAACAGTTCTCATTTGGATAAATGTTATATTGGGTTGTGTCAAAAAACATGGACCAATAAACCCCATAAAAATTTAAATTTAAATCTTTTAAATGGCATATCCTCGTATGCAAAAAATACAGAAGTTATATTCATTGAATCGAAAGAAGCGGGATTGATAGATAATGTAACTCCAGCTATCTCGGAAGCATTCTGTAGAAATCATATACTTGACATTGCCAGACAAAACAAATACGATTTCATGTTCATACAAGATACCGATGAATTTATGATAAAAGAAGATTATGAAAGTATAATCAATGATCATATTCCGAATATGAAAAAATATAATTATGATTCCTCTGGAATAAGATGTAAAAATTTCTGGAAATCTTGGAATTATATAATACCATCAGAAATAAGTAATGTTCCCACGCATGATGGAGAATGGACAAATTTTGGAATTGATTTGCATTCAGATATAAAATTCACTAAAAATAGAGAACACACCTCAAAAAACAAGTGTGGTGTGCTTCAAGATTGGTTTCTTTTTCATGCTTCGTTCATAATGACCGACGATCAAGTAAAAGAAAAATTGAACACTTGGGGACATTCTTCCGATATGAATTACGACACATGGTATCAAGAAAAATGGTTGGATTGGACTCCAGAAACAACTGATTTGCACCCCTCAACAAGACCAGAAATATGGAAACAAGCTGTTCCTTATGATGGACCACTACCCAAAGAATGCTATTAAGGAGAATATACAATGGCAAAAGGTTTCAAACCACTAGACGCAGAAGCAGCTCGCGGAAAACTCAAGAGAGGAAAGCCCAGAAAAAGTAAGAAGAACAAGTATGGTCTTCGTCGTTCTGGCAGAAAGAACTGATTCTTCATAAATACATTTTATAGGAGAATCATATGGAATCTTTCAAAGACTACATGGCAGAAAAAGACAATCCAAAAAACTATATCCTCAAGAAAGACCTTGAGGACAACTTTGTTCTTCTTGATTCCGAAGGAAAGGAAATCAAGAAATCCGATTCAAAGAAAGAACTAGAGAAATACGCTAAAGAGCATGGTTATGAGTTGATGTATTTCAATGAAGATAGCATGTAAAAAATCTGAAAAAGGTGGATTTGGTGTTTTCGCAACAGATTTCATCAAAGAAAACGAATTGATTGAGGTTTGCCCCGTTCTTCCTATTCACTTCAAGGAATGGGGTTGTCTTCAACATTCAAAACTCATTGACTACATCTTTGAATGGGCTCCTACTGTAGAAAAAAGAATAGGCTTTATTCTCGGGTATGGTATGGTGTATAATCATTCATACCAACCCAATTCCAAAACCATAAGAGATATACACACGGATACGTTCACCTTCTATGCTTTGAGAGACATAGAAGAGGGAGAGGAAATAACACACAATTACAATGGATCTCCTGGCCACACTGGAGATGTTTGGTTTGAGGTAAAGGAGTAGATTATTTTGATAAAATTTGAAAAAATAAGATGGAAAAACTTTTTGAGTACTGGAAATAGATTTACAGAAGTAACTCTCAATGAATCTAGAACCACATTAATTTCTGGATCAAATGGACATGGAAAATGTCTAGATCCCGATACTAGCATAGAAATAGACATAAAAGACCCAAAAACAGAAAAGAGATTTAGAGATTTTTTAAAGAAATAATTTCTTGTCCAAACCATCAAGGAAAATAATAATAAATGAAAGTGACAATAAAAAATATTGTTGATTTTTATAGAGAAAATCCTGATCTTATAGGTGAAATAGATGTAAAAACTAGATTTGGATTCAAAAAAATTCAATATGCCGATTTAACTTCAAGGAATTCTGAAGTTTATGAAGTGATCTTAGAATCTGGAAAAAAATTAAAAACTTCCCCCGAACACTTATTGTTGAATTCAACAGGAAAATGGAGCAAAGTTTCCGAGTTGGAAGAGGAAACATTTTTATTCACTGAAAATGGTTTGGAAAAGATAATTTCCATTGAAAAAATCAATTCAACGATGGACCTATATGATCTACAGGTTGAAGATGTCCACGAATTTTATGCTAATGGCATAGTATCACACAATTCCACCATTTTGGATGCTCTAGCATTTTCCCTGTTTGGAAAAACTTTCCGAAATATCAACCTTCCACAACTACCCAACTCAATCAATCAAAAAGATTGTCTAGTTGAATTGGAATTCACTGCTGGTGGTTCTGAAATCAAAGTCATTCGTGGATTAAATCCAAAGAAATTTGAGATATACAAGAATGGAACTCTCATAGAGCAATCCGCAAAATCCAAGGATTATCAAAGACAATTTGAAGAAACCATCTTGAAGATGTCATTCAAGGCATTCTGTCAAGTTGTCATTCTTGGCTCCAGCAACTATGTTCCATTCATGCGACTTACTGCATCGGATCGCCGCTCCATTGTTGAATCAATCTTGGACATTGATGTGTTCACATCAATGAATACTGTTCTCAAGAGTAGAATGTCGGAAAACAAGGATTTCATCAAGAACATCGCACACAAAATTGAACTCCAAGAAGAAAAAATTCGCAGTCAACTTGCCATCATTGAAAACCTCAAATCGGTTTCTCAAGATGCCATCGACAACAATCACAAAGAAATAGAAGAATCCAAGAACAAACTGAACTCTCTACTTGAAAGTATTCAATCATACAAGAACAAGATAGATTCTCTGAAAAGTCAAATAACAGACAAGGATTCCGTAGCAAACAAACTCAAGAAACTGGAATCTTTTGAGAAGCAGATTCAAAAACAAATAAAGACAATGGACGAACGCATTGAGTCATACTCTGAAATGACTCACTGTTCCAGTTGCCAACAAACCATCAATGAAGAACACAAGACTTCTTTGATTGAAAAGAAGAAGAACAAGAAGGAAGAACTCAAGAAAGCTTTCTCGGAACTTCTTCAGAAGAAAAAAGAAATTTCCTCAAGAAAAAGTGAAATAGATGAAGTTCTTGAAAGCATCAACACCAATCACGAAAAGATATATGAAATCAATTCCGAGGTCAATGGAATCAATACATACATTCAGCGTCTTCAAAGAAGCAACGAATCTCTTCTCTCTTCAAATGGTGAAACAGAACAAGAAGAAGACAAGTTGAATGATTTGAGAAGTGAAGAAAAAAATCTTGTCGTGACCAAAGAAGAGCTTGTAGAAAATGATTCTCTCTATGGAATGGCATCCGTTCTTCTGAAAGACAGTGGAATCAAGAGAAGAATCATTTCACACTATATTCCAATCATCAACAAGGTAATCAACAGTTATCTTCAACAGATGAACTTCTTCGTTCTTTTTGAATTGGACGAGGAATTCAATGAGAAAATCAAAAGTCGGCATCGTGATGAATTCACATACAACAGTTTCAGTGAAGGTGAGAAGAGAAAGATTGACTTGGCACTTCTGTTTGCATGGAGAAAGATTGCTCAAGTCAAGAACTCCGTGAATACAAATCTCCTGATTCTTGATGAAATTTTGGACGGAAGTTTGGACAACAATTCCACCGAAAGTTTTCTTGATATCATTGCGAGTTTGGATAAAAATACAAACTTGTTTGTGATTTCCCACAAACCAAAGGAAGTCATTCAAGACAGATTTGAGAAACAAATCACCTTTGTCAAGAAGAACAACTTCAGTCAAATTGAGAGGTAGAAATGGCATACCTTAACATAAACATTCCACCAATAGAATGCTTGGTCCGTGGGGAATACCTTAGAAACTTGGAAGATTCACATGACACATATTTTCCATGTTGTCTATTTGGTGTTTCAAGCATTCCCGGCAAGGTTCCTCTCTTTCATTTCATCATGGAAGATGGAGGAATATGGTGGCGTATGCCGATATCGGCATTCTGCTGGAAGGAATGTGAACACCAAGAACTTGACGAATTGATGTTGTGGGACAGTTTCAGTTACTACATCTCATGCACGCAGTTTGAGGTTCTGAAGTCCAAGAAGATGCAGTATATCAGTAGAAGAAAAAACGAGTATCAAGGCACATACTTGTTCACTCTTGACTGGGCAAATGAAGACAGAAACGTGGCTCCTTTAGGGTTTTCCGAAGAACCAGGACAACACAAGTGCGGACATTTCATCAAGTTGGACAACGGAAACTTTGCAATACAACCCAACAATAGAATTCTTTTGAGTGACCCATCTTTCTGCACAAAAAGAGGAAACATGCTCATTCAACGGAAACTAAATACACACGACTGGACAGTTGAAAACAACTGGAAGTGGGTCACTGAAGACAGCGAAAATTATCATTATGAGGTAGTGAATGAAGAATCACAAATTCAGTCTGATAACTCCGACACATAACCCAAAATACTTGGATGAACTTCACGATTCTATCGTGTCCCAAACTCATGAAAATTGGGAGTGGATTGTATACTTGAATGGTTCTATAACGGAAAGTGATATATCCCAAAAAATAAGAGAAGACTCTAGAGTGATATTACATAGAGAACCCGAAGCATCTGGAGATGTTATTGGTAAAATTAAAAATGAAGCATTCATGTTGGGAACTGGAGATGTTCTTGTTGAAGTGGACCATGATGATATACTTCGAGAAGACTGTCTGGAAGAGTTGAACATAGCATATCAAGATTCTGAAATAGGATTTGTCTATTCGGAAGATGCTCGTCTACAAACCAATGGAGAATTCCAACCATTTGGATCATACTATGGATGGCAGTATTACGAAACCGAGTGGAATGGCCACAAAATGAAAGTCATGCGAAACTTTGAACCATCTTCACAAGCAATGACCATGATTTACTTTCAACCCGACCATGTTCGCTCTTGGAGAAAGGAAATTTATCATGGAATCGGAGGTCACGACAAGAGTTTGGATATTCTTGACGACCAAGACCTGTTGGCTAGAACTTATCTCGCTACTAGAATGAAAAACATTCCAAAACCATTGTATATCTATAGAATAGACGGTGAAAATTCTTGGTTGAAGAAATTGGATGACATCGGCAGAAAAACCGTTGAAATGTTTCACAAATATGGATATGCTTTGGCAGAAAGAGATGCCGATATTCACAATAAAATCAAACTTCAATTGGGAGACGCAGAACCTTTGAGAAAAGGTTATGCTCTCTGCTCTCTTGAGGATTATGAAAGAAACAATGGATTCTTCTTTGACGACAATTCAGTTGGTGTGATATACGCTCCATTCTTCCCACAAAGATTGAAGGACACGGAAAGATTCATGTCCGAGTGTCATCGTGTTCTTTGTAACAATGGTTGGTTGTTCACTGAAATTCCTTCTACTGATGGAAGGGGTGCTTGGATGGACCCAAGAAACAAATCATTTTGGAATGAGAACAGTTTTCTGTATTACACCAACAGAAATCAAGCTAGATTCATTGGAAACAACAAAATTCGTTTTCAATCATGGAGAAAAGAAACACGTTTTATAAACCAGTGGTATGAAGACAACAAGATACCAACCACGGTAGCATGGTTGTCCGCACTCAAAACACCACACAGATCGGGACAACCCGGAGGAATAGACATATGAAATTCAAACCATTGGGAGATTTGATTCTTCTTGAACTTAGTTTGGGTGGAGAAGAAGTGACCGAACAAGGAATCATCTATGAAAAGACCATAGAAAGAAATGTGTGGGGCAAAGTGGTCGCAATCGGTGAAGGAAAACCAGCGATAAAAACAGGAAAAAACATTCCTTGTGAATTCAAAGTCGGTGAAGAGGTGTTGGTTCCCTTTAGAGGAATGAAAGGAACACACACGGAAGGGCTTTACAGTGGGGATGAAAAAGTGTATCATATCTACGACCGTTATGATGTAATTTGCGCCAAGGAGAAATAAATGGCAAAGACAAAGAGTGATTTTCTTAGTGATTTGGTAAAGACATCTGGAAACGACTATGCCTCTACAATTGAAGAGGGAATCGTCAGTGATGTTGATGGATTTGTTGATACAGGAAGTTATGCATTCAATGCTCTTCTTTCTGGTTCGTTGAAAGGCGGAATGCCCGACAACAAGATTCTCGCGTTGGCTGGTGAAAGTGCTACTGGAAAAACTTTTTTCACTATGGGAATGGTGAAGAAGTTTCTAGAAGATAGAGAGAATGCAGTGGTTCTTTATTTTGATAGTGAGCAGGCAGTGACTTCAGGAATGTTCCGAGAAAGAGGAATCGACACTTCTCGCGTTGCCATTTTCCCGATTGCTACAGTGGAAGAGTTTCGCCATCAAGTTCTCAAGATTGTCGATACATACATGAAACTTCCCAAGGATGACCAAAAACCCATGATGATTGTGTTGGATTCTCTTGGTATGTTGTCAACCACCAAGGAAGTAAGTGATACCGCAGAGGGTAAAGAAGTTCGTGACATGACTCGCGCTCAGGTGGTCAAGGCAACTTTCCGTGTTCTCACACTCAAACTCGGAAAGGCAGGAATTCCTCTTGTCATGACGAATCACACATATGATGTTGTCGGTTCTTATTTCCCACAGAAGGAAATGGGTGGAGGAAGTGGCCTCAAATACTCCGCATCCACCATTGTCTATCTCTCAAAGAAGAAGGACAAGGATGGAACCGATGTTATTGGAAACATCGTCCATTGCAAGTTACACAAGAGTCGTTTGACCAAGGAAAACAAGATGGTTGATGTCAACATCAGCTATGACAGTGGATTGAATCCATATTATGGCCTTCTTCCCCTCGCAGAGAAGCATGGACTAATCAAGAAGGTTTCCACCAAGTTTGAGTTCCCCGATGGAACCAAGGCATTTGAGAAATCAATCTACAAGAACCCCGAAAAGTATTTCACACAGGAGTTCATGGAGGCACTTGAGCCTCTTGTGGCAAAAGAGTTCAAATATGGCATGGGAAGCAGTGACACGGAGGAAGAAAATGAAACTGTTGATTAAATTTCCCTCTAGGGGCAGACCGGGCAAGTTCATGAAGGTCTTCAACATGTATAGAAACATGCTCTCTGGAAAGAGAGATGTTTCTTTTTTGTTGTCGTTTGACGAAGATGATGCTACCATGAACAACACGGGAATTAGAAACTGGTTGAAATCATTGGGCCCAAATGCACACGTTCACTTTGGTCATTCAAATACCAAGATTGAAGCGTGCAACGCAGACTTGGACAAGGCTCCCGAATTCGACATCATATTGTTAGCATCGGATGACATGATTCCCGTTCAAGAGGGATACGACGACATCATCTGTTCAGACATGGAAAAACACTTTCCCGATACCGATGGTGTTCTGTGGTATAACGACGGTTTGGTTGGCAAAAAGTTGAACACTCTTTCCATCATGGGTAAGAAGTATTTCGATCGTTTTGGATACATGTATCACCCCGATTACGAGAGTGTCTATTGCGACAATGAATTCATGGAATGTTCTCTCATGTTGGGCAAATGTGAATATATTGACAACGTAATAGTCAAGCATGAATGGGTAGGAATGGCAGAGCCACACGATCCAACCCATCAAAAAAATCACAACATGGGATTTTATCAGAGAGACGGTCAGGTTCTTTTGACGAGAAGAACGAAAAATTTTGATTTGAAAAATGAAGACATCAAATATACCTTGAAGTTTAAAGAGAGAGGAATAAACAATGTCCCGACCACTGTTATCGGTGCTGATCCCATCTCTCAATAATAGAAATGGAATGTTGGAAAAACTGAAGAATGAACTAAATCGACAGATCGATGATAGAAACGTCGAAGTGGTTCCTGTTTCTGATGATGGTCAAATGTCCATTGGTCAGAAGAGAATGATGTTATTGACTCTGGCAAAGGGGGAATATATCACCTTTGTCGATGACGATGATTGGGTTCCCGAAGACTACATTGAGAGGATTCTCGTCGCATTGGAGAGTAAACCCGACTGTTGTTCCATGACAGGAAGGATCACATTCTCAGATGGATACAGTAGACCATTCATACACTCGTTGAAGTATGACAAGTGGATTGACGATCATGAGAACAAAGTCTATTATAGACCACCAAATCACCTCAATGTGGTCCGTAAAGATTTAGCTTTGAAAGCTGGTTTTCCTATGATAAACTCGGGGGAAGATCGAGTCTATTCTCAACGACTCTTTCCGTTGCTAAATAGAGAGGAATGGATCGAAGGTGTGTTGTATGAATACAAATGCAAGACAACTTTTGAAGAAGCACATAGATTTCAGGTGGAAAGGTAGATTATGAATGATATTAAATTGACAATAGGAATCCCTTCAATACCATCGCGTGTTCGAATGAACTTAGAGCCTATGTTTTCTAGATTAATGACACAAATTGCCAATAGAAAAGACGTTGAGGTAGTTTCTATTCTTGACAATAAAAGCATGACAATAGGCAAAAAAAGACATTTGTTGCATAAAATAGCTCAAGGAGAGTATTGTGCTATAATAGATGATGATGATGATGTCACCACTGATTATGTGGAAGAAGTGTGCAAAGCAATAGAGAATAACAAAGGGGTTGATGTAATACATTACAACCAAGAAGCTATAATAGAGAAGGTATCTTTCTTGATAACTACGGATATTCACGCACCACTAGAACCTTTCAATCAACTCCCTAATAACCCCAAAGATCCCAATGGAAATTACATACCCTGCGTAAGACCACCGTGGCATTGGTGTGCTTGGAGAACTGATTTTGCAAAACAATTCCCTTTTGGAGACTCATTTTCGGGGGAAGATACTTTATTTGTAGAAAAAGCTGTTCCTAATATCAAAAGTTCCTATAAAATAGATAAGATCTTACACATATACAAGTGGTCTGCAAACACAACTTCCGCTCCAATGATAAACGATAACCCAAATCCTCCGGTGATAATATGATAAACTGTTCTTTATTTGTAATTTTTTATTTTGGTCTTCACGAAAAAATATATGAGAATAAAAAAAAATGTCAATTCCATCATATAGTATAATAATAACCACATTTGTCCACAGATTTGAAAAATACTATAAAAATTTATTGAGCAGTATTTCAACTATGAGGCCAAACATAGACAAAATAGTTTTTGTCAACTCACAACACAAAAAAGAGTTTGATCAGGATTATAGGAAGAAAATAATGCAATTTTCTTCCGTATTTCCTAAAACTTATCTAATAATGTCTCCTAAAGTTCGTGGTTGCTCATTTATGTGGAATACTTGTTGCAACTTTACTAACACCGATTATATCTTGTGTTTAAATGATGATCTAGTTATCGGAAATGGGTTTTTTGATGATTATGAGAAAATGTTATTGGAGACAAGGAAAAATTCAGACCAGTCCTTTAGAATAAATTACAGTTTTTCTCACTTTAGTATCTACAAGAAAGACTTGTTTGAAGTGGGATATTTTGACGAAAGATTACTGGGATTTGGTGAGGAAGACGGAGAATGGCTTTGGAGATGGGAAACCACAAAAAACAAACCTTTGATTTGCTACCAAACCAACAAAATACTAAACTGTGTGGATATGTCTCCTACAAATTCAGAAAATATGAAAAAACATTCTGAAGGTGGGGGGAAATATTCTGCATTCAACAGAAATTTAATAGAAAACGAATTTTTTGAATTTCCACAAAACCCAGATCCGACTAGAACTGCTCATGTTGGATTATATGGAAGAATAGCTCAAAGAAAAAGGGGTTCCGAAACTCCAAATTTATATCCGATTGAAAAATGGTATACTGAAAATATAGAAAGGATTTGAAATGGATTCAAAACATAGCCTGAACTGTTCGCTGTTCGTGGTATTCCATCTACGCCTTCATGAAGAACAATATCTCGATAAAGAAAACTGTTTTACATATGGAAAAGTAGGCGATGCTGTGATGGAAGTATCATCCCCAAAGATACTTGATAGAGTCATTCAATGCCGTCAAATGCCAGGATTTACAGACAAAGGAAAGCATTGGGCAGAATCTGAATTTCTAATCTCAATGTATAACAGCCTGAAAGAGGATCCCAACTACAACGGAGGTAGTGAATTGGTAGGCTTCTTGCAGTATGACCATGCAATCAAGTCAACTACTGGAGAGGATTTGATCGATTTCCTGTTTCGGAACTTGGAGCAAGTTGATTCATCTACTGCCATCTCTTTTGTCCCCATCAATCTACAGGCTGAAGTCACATACAATCACATTGCAATGGACTTCTCGAATACACAAAAGTTGCAGGGCGATCCCCTCTGTTACTTTACTATGATTGCCGACTACAACAAGTTCTATGGCTCAGACCATACATACACGGACTTCAGGAAGAACAATCAGTCAATCGCTCTATGTTCCTCCTTCGTAATGACAACAGAGAACTTCATGAAGATGATGGAGTTCTGCATTTGGGCGGCAGAAAAGAACAATCTAGATCAGTTCGACCCTGCAAGAAGACATCGTCTCGCGGGTGGTCTTATGGAACGATATTACGGTTGTTGGATGGCTCTATCTGGAATCAAATTGATAGAGTTCCCCCTAAAAGCACTAGAGAGAGTTTGATATTATGTGGGGATTTAATTGTGCCATCATTCTTCGCGGACACTCTTCTAGACGTGGTAACGCCAATTACGGAAGCATACCTGTAGATTTTGACTGCGAAAAGACTAGTATTGCGTCTTTAAAGCAAAACATAATCAAACCACTGCAAACTGTCTATCAAAATGTTCATGTGTATTGCTGTCCGTCATCCCCAGATGGAAAGCGGGAGTATCTAACCTCAGAACTTGCATCGTGGATCAAAGTTTACAAGGAATGTGCTGGGGGATGTCAACTATCAAACATCTGCAACGCACTAGCATCCGTGCCTTTCCATGATGCGCCATCCGATTGCAGATACGACTCTGTTTTCTTCACTCGGTTTGATCTTCTCTACAAGAAACCCATTACCGAATGGGGAGTCCAAACAGAGTCCTGTGATGTCTGCTATCCTTTCAGGCATGTCAACTCGCAGGAAGGATCCCACCATGAAGTTCCCGATACGATGATTTGGATCAACAACAAACAAGGGCAGTTCTTCAAATTTGTAGAAAGAATCCATTGCTTGCTAGATGCCTGTGCAAAACATCGGCATGGGGAATCCCTCCACAACATTTACAAACTTCTTGAGGAGGGTAGCTTGAGTCAATGCTTCATGTCAGATCAAATCTTTAGAACCAATACGGCACAACCAAACGATCCTTATGGAAAGAACCCATTCTATGTTCACTCTGGTAGGCACTATTATCACGACGATTTCTACTCACCGTGTCTTTTGAGTGATACATAGACAACATAAATAAAATGTGAGGTATTCATCATGACACTAAAAATCGGTGTATGCGTCAGTGGTCAAATGCGGGCAGTGGAATCGTGGAACACCTTGAAGCCATACTTGTTCAAGGATGGACGCTCAAGCAAGGTGTATCTACATACTTGGCATCAACCCGAAACTGCCAGGGTCTTTCGGTTCTTCGATCACAAGTTGGGAAACTGGAGTCCTTTGGTTGCCTCCAACAGCGATGCAGTTAAACTAATTCAACCAACAAACTGTCTGATTGAACACAACACCACAGAAGTTGTCGATCCATGCATTAGATTTGGACCTGGTGATGTAACACGACATCGTGTTTTGAGCATGTGGCGTGGCCAATACAAGGCATGTGAACTCGCATTAAAGCGCGATCACTTCGATGTAATGTGTAGGACTCGTTCCGATCTTGTCTTTGAAACAGATCCGTTCGACTTTCTAAATAACACTCGCCCACCAGAAGGTGTTGTTTATGTTCCAGAAGGACCGAATGGAGGAGAACCAGAAGCACCACCAACAGAAGCATTGCACGATTGGTTTGGTGTCGCGGAACCAAAGACTTTCGTCAAATTTGTTTCTCTTTATCAACATGCATGTGACTACTTCAAGGAAAGGCCTACGCTATTTCCCGAGGTGATGCTTAAGCACCACGTTGATCAAATGGGACTGACTATTGTTCGGTATCCACTAAAATACTACATCAAGAGATTGTGAGGACTACTATGGTAATAGTTTTAGATGTCGGTTCGATGGACGGTCAACAGGGATTGGAAAAAGTTGCTGAGTTAACAAACAACCACAACGATCCTGATTACAGACTATATGCTTTTGAAGCTCATCCTAAATATGCAGAGGAGATCAGGAAAAAGTTTGCTGCCATTTCTCCTTGGTGTGTTTTGGTTCCGAAAGCGGCATCAGACGTAAACGGAGAAGCGTCTTTCCACCTGTGCAAGCGAGATGGAGCATCAAGCCTACTCAAGTTCAAAGACAACGACACACTAGGACAGTATTGGCCTGGCAGAGATGATATTCAATACTCTGGCAACTCTGTTCCCGTGGAGACTATTCGCCTCGACACCTTCGTAGAGCAGTACAACATCTCTAAGATTGACTATCTTAATCTTGATGCTCAAGGCATGGACTTACCTGTTCTAAAGTCTTTGGGGAAGTACATCAGCATCGTACAAGAGGGCTGTTGCGAAGCAGCCTACAACGAGAAGGCTGCGATCTATGAGGGACAGCAGTCCTACTTCCATGATATCATTGCATGGTTGGAGGGAAATGGGTTTGAGGTCTACAAGCACGAAGTGAATGCACATGCCAAGACTGCTGATCCAAATTGGTACAACGAATACAACGTCTATTTTAAAAGGAAGAGAAATGTCTGAAAGCACAAAGGTACAAAAGCCATGGGGTTCTTACGAAACCATTTATGGTGATGAGAACACACAAGTCAAGATTATCTGCATCTCGCCCATGCAGCGTCCGAGTTACCAATACCACTTCAAGAGAACCGAAACATGGGTCGTTGTGAAGGGCAAGGGAACTTTGACCCTTGATGACAAAACTTCGTTGGTCAAGAAGGGTGATGTAATCTTCGTTCCTAGAAAAGCTAAGCACAGGATTCAGAACACGGGAACAGAGGATTTGATCTTCGTCGAAGTGCAGATGGGAGAATACTTTGGTGAAGATGACATTGTTCGTATTTCGGATGACTACTCCCGCGAATCTACCAAATGAAAGTGCTCATTACCACAAGTGGCGTTGGCTCTCGGTTGGGCAACCTCACTAAGTTCACCAACAAAGCGTTGGTTCGTGTTGGCAAAAAACCTGCAATTTCTTACATCTTGGACAATTACACAAAGAACACAGAGTTCGTAATCACACTCGGCCACTACGGAGATCATGTCCGTCAATACATCGAGATTGCACATCCCGATCTCAGAGTTTCGTTTGTCGAAGTTGACAAGTATGAAGGTGAAGGCAGCAGTCTTCTCTATTCAATTTACTGCGCTAGAAATTTACTGAACGAACCATTCATCTTTCATGCGTGTGATAGTGTCATACAACACAAGTTTGTAAAATCGCGAATTGATTCCAACTGGCTCGGTGGCTCTAAGTCTTGTGGAAGTTCCCACTATCGAACCTTCAATGTGTCGAGTGATAATGTCTCGCGTCTCAATGAAAAGGGTGAAAAGTCCGCGGACTATGACTACATCGGGATATGTGGAGTCAAGGATCACCTCTCTTTCTGGCGGAATGCCGAGGAAATACTTAGTAGGGGCGGTTGTCCGTCCGACTATGAAGTCATAGTTTCTATGATGTCTGACGGGGTTCTTTTTGATGTAAAGATACTTGATGGTTGGAGAGACATCGGAAACATGGAATCTCTCAGGAAGGCAAGAAAATCGGTTGACGACTCTTTCGACATACTTGATAAGGATGACGAGAGTATCTTCGTGCTTGATGAAAAGGTCATCAAATTCTTTTACGACGAGAAGGTGTGTGCTAATCGTGTCCAACGAGCACGACTGTTGGGGAACAGGGTTCCAAAGTTGTTGGGAGCATCAAAGAACTTCTATGCATATCGTTATTCAAACGGAACGGTACTCCCCAAGATCATTACACCCAAAAAGATAAAATCTCTCTTAGATTGGGCAGGGATAAACTTGTGGAATCCCGTCCCCGATGATGGTTCATATCGCAAACGGTGTGATGATTTCTATCGGGTCAAAACAACACAAAGAATCAACAAGTTCCTCAAGATCAGTGGAATTGAAGATGTGGAGGAAATAATAAATGGTGAGTTGGTTCCGTCTGCATTGACCATGATTGAACAGATTGACTTCTCCCTGCTCCCTGCAAAAGTCCCCTCGATGTTTCATGGTGACTTCATACTTGAGAACATACTTGAGACTGGCAATGGATTCACTCTATTGGATTGGAGACAGGACTTTGGTGGTACTGTTGAATTTGGCGATCTACACTACGATCTTGCGAAATTGAATCACAACCTGACGATTGACCATAGCGTAGTACACCAAAACCTGTTCTGTTGTGCAAATGATGAAAACGGAATCAGATGTCAGATCATGGTTCCGTCCATCAACAACGACTGTCGTGATGTCCTCAAAACTTTTTGCTTGGATCGCGGCATCGATTACGGCAATATTTCCATCCTAACGGCTATTGCGTGGTTAAATATGTCTCCACTCCACGAACATCCACTCGACCAATTTCTCTATTACTTTGGTCGATATCACCTATACATGACATTGAAAGGAAAGAAACATGGTGGCACCTAACTCGTCAACAATCAGATGGGTAGAGCAAACAAATCAAACATTTAAATTTTTGTCTACATGCGATTTGCTTTTGGAAATTAAACAAGAGGTTGTAAGAATTCTATCATGAGACACGACCTTTCACCAAAATTGTTTGTTGGACCAATGAGCAAGACCGTAGTGGATGCTTGTATTGAATACGCCAACGAGACTCAAACCCCACTTGGACTGATTCCATCTCGCAGACAGGTAGACATGTTCACGGGATATGTCGGTTGGAAAACCAATACTTTGTCTTCTTATGTTAGAACACGCAGTAGTCTTGTCATTCTTCAAAGAGACCACGGTGGGCCTTTGCAGGGTGACATGGAAGACGATGGATTAAATTCTCTTGAGTGTGACGCAATCCACTTCAACTTGCTTCATATCGATCCCTTCAAGAAGTACAAGACCCTAGACTCAGCAATCACCTATACGGCTAATGTGATCAACAGCATTTCACAGTTCTCTTCCTGTGAGTATGAAATAGGGACAGAGGAGGCGATCTTTCCCATGAGTGTTGCGGATGCCAAAATGTTTTTTTCACAAGTGAAGGATAAGACATCAAGCAACTTCGATAGGGTTAAGTACCTCGTTGTCCAGTTCGGAACCAAGATTGTGGGGACACACAATACGGGACAGTTTGATAGAGAACGAGCCAAGCAAATGATTACCTTGTGTAAAGAATTTGGCAAGTTATCGAAAGAACATAATGGCGATTACCTGTCGGATATGGACGTGAGAGAGCGAAGAGAATTGGGATTGGATGCTCTCAACATCGCCCCTGAAATGGGCGGTATAGAGACAGAATGTATCATAGACCAAATCGGTGGAAATCAGAGAATTATTGATGAATTTTTCAATTGCTGTATTGTCACGAACAGATGGCAAAAGTGGTTTCCCTCAAACTTCAATCCAACAGAAAACAAGTTGGATGTATTGCGAGCATGTGGTCACTATTGCTTTTCCACTGCACAGTTCAAGGCCTTGACCGAGAGAATGGACTATGATCGGGTTATAGCAACAACAAAAACCAAAATCAAGGAAAGGATCGCTAAAATTTTATGAAGACCATATTCATCGACATTGATGGCACAGTCCTTCGACATAATGGAGACCTCACCACCCAAGTCGTTTCTGATTGTGATGCACTTGATGGTGTAGTACAGAAGTTCAATGATTGGAATCGAAAGGGATACCATATCGTACTCACCACGGGCAGGAAGGAGTGTATGCGAGATCTCACGATCAGCCAACTCCAAAAAGCGGGGCTGTTCTACGATCAACTCGTCATGGGACTACCGCGTGGTCAGCGTGTGCTGATCAATGATAGCAAGCCAGACATGAAGAATACTGCGGTATCATTTTGTGTTGAAAGAAATAAAGGCATTCGAGACATCGAAGTTTGAATATAGAACGACAAATTCACTGAATAGACTGTCATACTCGTTTTAATAGTTAAATTATCACAATACTTTATAAACCCAACACCCCTCTGTACTTTCAACCGACCCTATAAGCTCTTCAACTGCTTTGACGACTCCCAATGCTTCTGGGAAATCGTGTCCAGCTAAATAGCCTCCTTTTTTTACTTTTGGTTTCCAAGCAATTATATCAGATTTTATACTTTCATAATCATGACCCGCATCTATAAAAACAACATCAATTGAATTATCCTCATATAAAGTTGCAGCATCAGTAGATGTCATTCTAATTGGGTTGATTACATGTGAAACGGGAGAAATGTTGGATAAAAATAATGAATAAAGAGTATTTGTTTTAATATAAACATCCTTTTCGTGATATTCTTCGGTAGGAATAAATTTCCAAGTGTCAACGGCATCTATTTTTATATCTTTTCCAGAATTTATAACTTCGACTGCTAGATAAGAAATACTTTTTCCTTTCCAACATCCAACTTCTACTATTTTAGAGCCATCTCCCAATTCTCTAACAAATCTAGAATATAAATTGGGGTAAGTAAACCAATTTTCACCGAATTGGGGTTGATTGTAAATGTGTTCCATATCACTGAACCAACTTTAGTCCTGAATCAGGAACAACCAACTTACTGAATGCGTTGGCATACTCATTTCTCAACTCACTCTTGAGTTCCAAAGTGTAACGAATTTCACTCTTTGGAAGAACGAATCCATCCAAATCAGCAAAAGGCATCCAAGGAAAGAATCCAAGACCCTTCTCGGTTGGTGCAAGAACACAAGGATTCTTGAGAACATAACCCTCTCCAGTTTCCTCGACGATCTCTGCGATGATCTCTTCATTGCTCTGCGTACGAATCATTTTGATGTTGCTCATGTCAACTCCTTCATATAAAGTTTCTTGTCGTATCTTTGATGATAGTGGTTTATGTTGGAAGACCAATTGTTCTTGTATTTCCCATCTTCTTTACCACAAACCCACATCTCACACATATGTCTATATTTATACCACTCTTCAGACGGAGTGTAATCTTTCATTGGATTCGGAAGAGTTTTTATGTGACTTGAATTGGCCCACCAAATATTGCCACTGTAATGCATTGATGAATATCCATGTCCCCATAAACTAGGATCTTGTTTTAAATTTTTACTTTCTCCACCCAAATTGACACTGGACGCATCCCAATCATCCAAGTCAACTACTCTATCTTTCCAAAGATCGACGTTGAAATACAGAAAATAGTCCAACCAATCTTGTACTTCATTCCAACCAACTTTTGAAACACCTTTGGTGTGGACATACAAAGTCTTGAATGATTCTTTTTGTGAATCCTCCCAAAGTTTGGTCAACGTGGGAAACTCGCAGAAAGAAATCTCTTCATTGAAATGTGTCAAATTGATTTTTGGTTCTTCAAACAACTTCGCGTCCAAGTCGTTCATGTTGCCCAAGTAAACAGTGTTGATACTTTCACAAGCATCAAGCAACCCCGAATTCTTGATTTTTGCCAATATCTTGTGGGATATTTCGTTGAAGTTATTCAAACCACATACATGAAAATATACGCGAATCATCTCTTCACCAATATTCCTAGTCCATGGCTATATGGATAGTTATAGAAATCACAATCCAAATCATCACTCAATTGTTCACATGCTCTATTCACATCCGAAAAAGATTCGGTGTCGTGAAATATCACACACCTCGAATGTTCCAATGCAAGTTTCCCACACTCATATGTTTCTTGAAAAGTGTGAACTATATCCACATGCACCAAATCAAAACTTGCTTGTTTGTCCAAGAAATCAAAATATTCTTGATACGATGACTTGATTATTTGAACATTGTCCACTTCAGAGAAGTTTTTCAAAACCATTTGGTATTGGTTTTCGTTTCGAACTCCAGTGTGAACATCCCCGTAAAACATATCCACACCCACGACTTCCTCAAAAACATTCGAAAGAGCACTCAACGAATAACCATAGTCAACACCTATCTCCAAAGCACTTTTGTTGTTTAGATTGAAATCTTTGATTATCGGTCTTATTATTTTTTCTAATCCCGCCCAAGCACTTGTCACCTGTATTGGATTATTTTTATGGTCCAAAAAAGATGGTTTGTATTCCATATTCATTTACCTCAAATATTTAAAGACTCAACATAAAGTTCATTGATGATCTTCTTAAGCTTCTCTGGACTATTTATACCCATTCTGTCTATCTCTTCCGAGATTATGGTCAAAGTGTCTTTTTGCAAGTCAATCTTCTCTTCCTCTGTTGAATTTTCATCGTCCAATTCAACAACAGTGAGATTTGCTACAGGAAGAGAATTCAACTCGTCAATCAACAAGTCAACTCCATTGTTACTTCTTCCTTCTCTTCTGTCAACAAGAATCTTTACATATTTGTTCCGAAAATCTTCCTTGTTCAATTCCTCGTTTTCATCGTATACAAAGACATGGAACATCTTGTTTTTGTTCTCCACAAACTCAAACTCTCCAGTTTCAGTGTCAAGAACATGAAACCCCTTCTTCATGTTCGCATCGGAAAACGTGATTTGATATGGTGTCCCAAAATAGTGTATGTTTCCCTTGGATTGCTTTGCATGAAAATGACCACTGTAGACAGCATCAAACCTTGAAAAGATTTTTGGTTCCAAACCATCTCGGAATTTCAAGCCAGGAATCACTTCACACCCATTGATTTCAAAGTGTCCCATTAGAATCTTGGCACGGCATTTCTTAATGAAAGACAGAAAATCCTTTGCGTTTCTCTTGTTCAACCAAGGAACCAACGCAATGCTCAACCCCGCCAAATCCATTGTAACAGGTTCTTCGTGTAGAATGAATGACGAATACCGTTCTCCCAAAATTTCTTTTAATGAATTGACTTCATTGGTGCTTCTGTAATATGTGTCGTGGTTTCCAAGAATGCAATGAAACTTGATTCCCTCCAGTTTGCTCAAAAACCTCTTGCGAACTTGATTCAATGTGTTCACATTCACATACTTGCGACGGTCGAAGAAATCTCCCAAGTGAATGATCGTGTCTATGTTGTTTTCCCGAACATACGGAAAGAACTGATTCTCAAAGAAGTTCAGGAAATGATCGAGAAACAGTTCGTTGTCGTTGCGTGCGCCAAAAGTGCGAGTCACAAATGATAGCTACTTTCATTTATGACACCTCCATTCTGTAAAATTTAAAGTTTTTATGATGAGATACTTTACCTTCTAAAAAAGCCTGAGCACATCTATATGTCAGATTGTTGTCGCGACAAAATTCCTTCAAGCAGTCAATTATTTTTTCAGAACCATCGGGAAAAATAACTTTATATTTTTTTGCCATCGGATTTTTTGAGCCGAGAAGACCAGTCCCTGGAAATTTTTTTCCTTTATTCCAAGATATTTTAAATTTTTTACCATTTTCTATAGCAATAGTTGCTCTTTTATTTTTTTCTTCCACACCAAGTTCATTCCAATATTTTTGTATACCCTCTACATGTCTTTTTTTCTTTATTGGGTCTTTATGTTGTTTTTTTGTTCTTTCTGACAATCCGTTTAGATATTTTTTGTCTTTATAATGATCTTTATTCGGGTCAGGAGGATTTGTTTCCCCTCCTCTAGTCGCATTATACCCATACTCATAAGTTTTGTATTGTTTTATATACTCTATCTCTATTTTTTTAGCTTCTTCCAGCGAATCACACTGTTCCAACAAAGTTATTTTAAAGTTATCTCTACCATGTTTGTCAATGGCATATTTGAGAGGTCTTGTGTCTTTTGAATAAAAATGTTGTCTTAACCTTTTTTCCAAGGTTTTTGAAGTAAAACCTATATATTTTTTATCTGTAATATTATTTGTTATTACATATATTTTATATTTTTTACTCATCTTAGGACTCCGTAGAAATAAATATGCATGTGGGACAGCCTACTTCCGTAGGTAGGTTTCGGTTTAATCACAATAAACCGATTACCACATATATTTATAATAACGGATCATCCCAAGAAGTCTCCCAAGTTATTCTTTTCCACGGCGACTACTTTTTTTTTACTTGTCTTCTTTGTTGTCTTCTTCTTGGTGGTCTTCTTCGTGAAGTTCTCCAAGTCCTTCTCGTTCAGATTGAAAAACGCAAGGTATGGGTCGTTGGAATCCGAATCAACCATATCGTTCTTGACTGCCCAATTCTTGAATTCCTTGCGATAATCCATTTCACGAAAATATGCCATCTTGGTATAAAGATACTTCTTCTCTTTCTGTATTCGCCGTAGAAAAGAATAGAAGATGATTTGCGTGAAGAACGCAAAGGGGTTTTGAGATTTCTTGGGATCAAAGTTGTCAACATACATCAAGCAATTCTCAACACCATCACTTATCATGTCTTCCTTGAATATGTAGTTGACGAAGTTTGGCTTTCTTGCGAGATTGGTTGCGATGTCCAGAAAGCATTTACCTATGTAGTTACTTACGCCTGGAATTGGTTTGCCTTCCTTCTTGGCTTTCTTTATGAGCTTTTTATGCTCTATCATTGCTTTCAGAAATTCTTTATTGTCTATGTAGTTTTCAGGTTTGCGTTTTGCCATGTTTTATTCCCTCATTGAAATCTTGGTATCCCTCTCCATATGTCATCATCGTCATCATTGTTTTGTTTTCTTGAACTTTTCTCCGAAGCAGTGTTTCCAGAATCTCCGAAGAATCCTATGTCAGTATCTTCCATGTCTGGTGCTACTTCTTTCAGTTGTTCAAGTATATCCTCTATGTTCACACCTTGCAAGTCTTCTTCGTCAATTTCCGATAGAGCTTCGTCAATGAAATCGTTGGACTTCTTTGCTTGAACATAATCTCGTATCAATTCCTTTTCCGGTTCCGAATGGGCAACGATAAATTCCTTCGGAAAGTAGTATCTTTGCGTCTTGGCAAATTCAAACCACTTTCGGAAGGAAATACTGAAATACTTTATCTTGCCATTCTCAGTAACAGGAACTATTGAATACATCATCGGTCTATCAACAACAATTCCTTCGGAATCAACTTTTATGACTCTTCCTATTATGTCGGATCCGTCTCTGAGTTTCAAAACTCTATGTCTGGGTCTTTTACTCATGCTTCTTCCCCTTCCATAGTTATTCTAGTTATGTCGTAGTCAAATTTTTCTTCGTTGTATATCTTTACTCTCTCAACCATATGCTTCAAAGTGTAGTTCTTGCGACTTTTCCACGAAAGGTCATCTGCAATGTCAAAGAGTGTTGCTATCTTCTTTCCCTCACTTTTTCTGAGCTGTCTTCCAATACTCTGAAGAACACGAATTCTACTTTTCGATGGTGAAGCAAATATGATGTTCTGCAAACTCCTGATGTTGATTCCTGTTGAGAAAGGTTCCGAAGGAAGCAACTATAATACTACCTTCGCCTCCTTTCATCTCTTTAGTAATTTTATTTGGCTTCATTTTTTTTCCTACTAATCCAATTTTCATCAATGTCATCATTTTCGGTGATGTCTTTAGCTAGTTTTATTTTTTTATTGGATAAGACAACATTTTCGTCGGGTTCACACTCAATTACATTATCTTCAAAATGAAACAATACAACCTCTCTTTTTATTGCTTCTTTTTCTGTTATAGCACGAATTTGCTCTCTGGTTTCTCCTTCGGTTCCGCCAAATACAAAAAATACTTTCCTCTTTGTTTCCTTCTTCTTTATCATCTCATAAAGAATCTTTCCGTGTTTCTCAACATATTGAAAGAGGACAAGTGTGTTTCCTTTCGTTTTTGTCGTCAAATCGCGAATAAATTCATTGCGCTCTTTATTATTTATGATGAGTTCAATCTCTTGTGGATACTTCAAGTCCTTGCAGGCTTCCTTGTTCTTGTTGGTATGGTCGAGAACAATGCACTTGATTTTGAGAGGAGAAAGAAGTTTCTTGTCCATCAAGTCCTTTGTTGTAATGACCTTTTGAACTTTACCAAACAATCCTTCAATAACCAATTTGTGTGTCTTTGAACCATCAAGTGTTCCCGTCAACCCAACTCTATATGGACAATCCTTGAGTTTGGTCATGATGGATGTGAGCGATTGGGCCTTAAATAAATGCGATTCATCGCCGATGACGACTCTATAATCCTTGAAATACTTTTCGTTCTCTTTGTATATACTTTGCCATGTGGATATGACTACTTGCTTGTGAGTATTTCTTTCTTGTCCACCGTGAATCTTGTGACAATTGTCTTCCACATTCCAAGATTTGTCCTTTGAAGAATAGTCTTCAAAATCACTATACATTTGAAGAACAAGTGAAATGGTAGGAACTATGATGAGTATCTTTTCGTTTGGAGATATGATGTTTTGATAATAACGAAGAAGTGAGTATATGATCAAACTCTTTCCAGATGCAGTGGGAGAAAGAAGAAGACAACGACGAAGATTCAAAGCTTTGAGAACACCTTCTATCTGATGTTCGTGTGGTTTGAGTCTTTTACCGTTGGAATATGGTTTCAATTCCTTCTCAAAGTAATTCTCTATGTCTTCCTTGGTGAACTTGTTCTCGTTGAATGGTATGCGAGAATCTATCTTGACACTGATGTTTCTTTGGTCGCAATATTCCAACAGATAGTCGAAAAGACCAGCGTATATGCATTTCGTATGAATGTTGTATAGGCGAATCTTCCCATCCCAAACTCTTTTTCTATATGCAGGAGTGAATCTAGCATTTGGAACTTCAAAAGTAAAGTAATCACAAATGTTTCTCTCTAGAGATTCGTCGGCAAAGACACGCAAATATGCATTGTCTTTGTATTCTATGTAGACCTTTTCTTCCATGTTAGTTTATTCCGTGTGTGAACTTTCTCCACTCGATAGCATTGCGAATGGTCCACTGTCTTGCAGAAATGGATTTGACAACGCTTTCCAAGTATTCACACTTTTCGTTCTGATATTCTATTTTTGCTCTCAACTTGATGAGATCCGAATCGGATTCCAAGAATATGTCCAAGTCTTGACGAAGAACCTTTTGCTGAAACGGTTCCCATCCATATTCCTTTAGATCTTCATCGGATATTCTTCCCGTATAATACTCCCACTTTTTCTTTCGCATTATTCTATATTCAGTTTCATATTTCTTCTTTGACAATCTTATATCATGATACAAAGATAGATACTTGTTGTGCAACTGCGGAGTTCGTGTTGACTCTTTGTCCAATTCGGTGTCGTCGATCACGACATCCTTTTCCACCATTTTTTTAATTTCATCAAAAGTCATAAACGAAGTATAACACTCATTTTAGGAAAGTCAAGAAACTTCTACTTCAAAACTGGTAAATGCGAAATCAACAGATGCGTTCAATGCTTCAAGCTCAGTGTCTCCATAGTCAAAATCAATTGAAGACAAAGATTTTGGAAACAATCCTTGAAATGATACTTTGGCAATCAGATTGTTTTTACTCGAAAGAATGAATAAAACTGCATCACTCACCAAACTCTTATCCACAGGAACTACATCATCATAATTCTTGTATGTGCTGCAGCTTCTTATCCACTTGTATACTTCCAACCAATTTTCCAAGTTTTCATTGACTATGAAACTGGCGGTAAAATTTTCATGTTCAACCTTTCCACCTGGATATAAAATAGAATTGAAAACTGTTTGTTGTTCGACTTCACTTATTGCTATACCAGGAATGTTTACACTCTGACAAAAAAATGTGGTATTTGGTATTTTAGGGATTTCCAATTTGAATCCCGTTGGTTCCAAAAAGTTTTTGTTTGAGGGTTGATTCGCATAAAACCCACCTTTTCTTGGCTGTTTACCACTTGCATCAGATACATTGATTTCTGCCATGTTTTTCTCCAAAAGAAAAAAGGAGAGGATGTTTCCATCCCCTCCTTCTATTTATCTTTCCCGTTAACCTATCAGAGTAGGTTGTCAACACGGAAGATTCTGTAGTATGGGTTGGCGCGAACACCACTTGAAGTTGGATCTGACTTGTCTCCAAATCCACCATCAACAGTTGCGGTAGAAACGAATGGATTGTTGACGATTCCATAACGTGTCTTGAATGCAATCTTGGGTTGGAAGGTTTGCTCACCAACTGCACGAACCATCTGCAATGGAACGTATGGGCAGTAGAACATACCAGCGTCATATGGGCTGGTTCCGCGATACCCAACCATGCAGAAGTCGTAAGCGACTGACTGACTGAAGTAAGGATCGACATAAACCTTGGTCTTGCCATTGAGAACACCAGCGAAGGTGTTACCAGTGTCATCGACATTGAGGTTGGTCGAAAGTGCGGGGGTGTAATCAAGAACACCGGCCATTGCAAGTGCCGAAGCAACATCGGACGAGCAGAGGATGAAGTTACCCTTTCCTCTACGAGTGTCCTTAGCAATGAAGTTGGCTTCACGTTCGATTTGATACATGAGTCCCTTATACTTCTCAACCGACCAACGACCGTTGGCGTCTACGTTGAGATCGAAGATACCTTCGGTCTGAACTGTTCCAGCGCGGCATCCGAGTTTCGAGGTTGAATACATCGAGCGAACAACTTCACGGTTGATTTCAGCAAGGATTTCAGCCGAGAGGATGTTAGCAAGTTCGGTTTCGGCGTCAAGACCGTGAATTGCCTTGAGGTCTTGTGCCAATTCCATTGTGTATTCTGCCTTGAGAGCGCGAGTCTTTGCAGACACGGTTGTCTTCTCAATGCTGAATGCCATTTCTGGGAAGTAGTCGGCAGCAGCACCACCGAGTGACTCACCAGCCTGAGTGCTGTAAGCACCAGTTGGTGTAAGACTTGCATTGACACCACTTGTCGAAATTGTTGCAAGAGGATCAACACTTCCACCTTCAAGACCATTGGTAAGTCCTGCACCATTCTGTGAGTTGTATGCAGTTCCACCAGCACCACCAAACTTGGTTTGTGCTTCGTTGAAGAGAGCTTCTCCACCCTGTTGTCCTTGATAACGGCTGCGGAGAGCAAAGATGAGTCCGGTTGGTCCAGACATGGGCTGAACACCGCAAACATCATAAGCAATCAAATTGGGCATTGCACGACGAACCAAAGAGATGAGAATGGGATCCCAATTGTTCATGGGATAATTTCCACCACTAACGGTTGCGTTGGCTGGTGCAGCCTCCTTGAGGTGCTTCTCTTGATTCTCAAGAAGAATCGAAGTGACTTGCTTACGATACGAGTCTTTGATCTCAGGAAGATCGGCATGCTCAAGAATGGGCTGCCATTTCTTCTCAAGTTGTTCTGTTAGTATACTGGGTTCCATTTATTTACTCCTTTAAAAGAAATATCTTATTATTTTCTGGTCTTGCCGATTCTACTGATAGCCTGAGCATATGCACTCATGCTACCACCAGTTTCGAATTCGTAATTTTCTTGAAGATCTTGGATTTCATTGTCTGAATCAACTGATCTTTCAATTGTTTCTGCAAAGTAGTTCTCCTTGAGAATCTTTGCCTTGGTCACAAAATCTTCGTGTGATTCGGCGTCAATTCCTTCAAGAAGTTTACGGAGTTTGACTCTTTCTGAAGCAGTAAGGTCATATCCGATTTCCTCAACAACGTCTCTCTTGTCTGCGGTTTCAACTCTTTCGCGGAGAGAAATGTTGTTCTCAATTTCCTTGTTGAGACTTTCTTCAAGTTCTTCAATTCTTTCTGCCATCTTCTCAAGAACATCAACCTTTGATTCGGGAACGTCAATGTTGTGTTCGAGGAAAAGATTGCGAAGACCTGAAAGGAACTCTTCGGTGATCTCGTTGCGGAGACCGCGTTCAATAGCGACTTCATTTTCCTTCATCCACTCTTCGACAACGTAGTTGAGATAAGAATCAAGATTATTTGCCATCTCTTCCTTGTTTTCTTCGATTGCGGATGCGAGTTTTGTCTCTACCTTGTTTTCAAGTTGTTCCACAACTGCGGAAACTCTTTCATTGACTGCTGCCTTGAAGATGGTTGCAGTCTTTTCCTTGAACTCTTCGGTGAGATCTTGACCGTTGAAAAGAGCTTCCAAGTGATGGTCGATTGAAATTTCTTCTTCAACGACTTCTTCATCATCGTTGTCTTCATCTTCCTTGGTCAACTTAGTTGTCTTTCCAACCTTCTCTGCGGCCTTCTTGCCTGGATTGTCAGAGAGATAATCAATTTCAGTTTCAACTTCACTCTCTGCATCTGTCATAGAATCCTTCTTGCGAAGTTTTCCGGCCTTTTTGCCAGGCATCTTTTCATCAGTTGGTCTTTCCGATTCCTTGGAAGCAACATTTGCTTTTAATGTGTCTTCTTCAGAACCTTCAGGAGGCATTCCTTGTGTTGAACCCTCAAGACCTTCTGAATCTTTGTGCTTTCCACCCTTTGCAGAGTGAGTGAACTTTGGTTTGGTTGCTGCACTTTTTGCCGTTTCTTCGGCTTCGAGCAGACTCTTTGCTGTTTCTTGAATATCCATGAAATTACTCCTTGATTCTATTATTTATTTATAATATTAAAGATTTTGCATGAAACGAGAAAATGCATTTACTGCCTTTTCTTCCACTACTCTTGGATTTACTGAACGAATTTTCTTGATTTCTTTCTTTGTTTCTTCCACCATCTCTTCTGCTCTAGAAGCATTTCTAGTAACTAATAGTCCTGCTTCATAGATCCATTCCTTACCTTCCAAAATACCATTCACGAAAGCATCTGGAGCCGAAGGATCTGCAACAATATCTGCTGCGGTTGCCAGTTGAAAATCGTCTTTGACGAAATTGACTCCTCTTTTTTCTTCAAGTGAACCAATTCCTCTTGAAGAAACTCCCAATTTAGCACCTTCGTCAATCAAATTCTTGACTATCTTGCCATATGGTGTATCCATCACTTTTGCTTTTCCGATATAGTTTTCACCTTCTCTACGAAGAGAAGTTATCATGTGGGAAACTCTTTCAAGGTTGATCGTTGGTCCATCGGGATGTCCCAACTCACCAAATGCTCTTCTCTGTTCAATAAAGTCTTTTGAATATCTGGAAGCTTCCTTGTCAAGAATCTCCATTGGATATATTCTTCCATTGCGATTCTTGAGATTTCCTTGAAGAAACACTCCTTCAATGAAATATTTTTTCTCACCCTTTTCTGTTTCTTCTGTGAGAATTTCAACTTCCTCGTTTATTTCTCTGAATAGTTTCATGTTTGATTGTCCTTACTTAAAGTAATCTTCCGATATTGTCGTGGGAACTCCACTGAATTCCAAAACAGCACTTCCGCCAGAAACAGCGACTGAAACACCTGTGCATCCGGTGAATGAACCAAATCCAATTTCGTTTCCTCTGAAATTTGTTGTTCCAGCAGGAAGAACTATTGCACCCACACCATGAAAAGTAAGAGTAACAGTCTGTCCATTGTCAACAAATGCTCTATTGAAGCCGAATGTTGAAGGCTCTGCGGTAACTCCCCCAAAAATTGATGACGAAGAATCTAACGTGGTAGTTCCTGTGAAAATAGCAGAAAACTTTTTATGTGTTGAAGTTATAGTCGTATATGCCATTCGTTACCTCTTATCTCTTTGAGTATGACTCACAAAAATTCACAACTTGCTCAAATGTTTCTCTTGAGTGAACCAACATATCCATGAAGACCTCTTGATTGTCTCTTGAAAGATTGTCATGAATATGTACTATTTTCTCTGAAATTTCTGGAGTTATGGTTACTTCTTCTCCAGAGGAATTTTTCAAAGTATATTCTTCTCTTATGTCTTTACTACGAATCAAAGAAGAAATGAATTCATCCTTCAATGTTTCTATTTCAGCATCATCCAGAAAAGATTTGACAATTCTTTCATCCGATGAAGAACGAGGAGTTACGGTAACAACATACTTTGAACCGCTCTTGTTCATCTTGAAGTCAGCCTTGACTATCTTTGAAAGTTCTTTCTTGACCATCTCAGCTGTCTTGGAATCCTTTGTCTCAAAAGATACATCACTCTTCACTGAGAGTCCAACAGTCTTTATGGTTTCTCTAAGGTCTTTGAATTTTTTCATTCTTCTTCCTCTGCTACCTCTGAACCTTTCATAGCAAGGTCGTTTTCGTCTTCTGCCTTCTCTCTTTTCTTCTTTCCAACAATGGTGCTCTGCATCTCCTTGGAATTGTTTTCCTTGAACATGGAGTTTGCCAATTCTGTCTTCTTGTCACGAAGCTCAGCGGCAATCTTTTCACTCATTGCGGTATCAAGATGATTTTTGAAATCTACTGCATTCTTATTGAGAACAGAATTAATCATATTTTCAGTGTGATTTTCAGGCATGATACTTTCCTTTATGAACTTGCTTTGATTTGAATGATGCTGCCGCATCTGGTTTTTCATTTGGTTTTTTCATCTTGTTGTAATACTTCATTCCGACCTTTGAGCCAGAAGAAGTTTTTCTGTAATTTCTTTGGTCATTTCTTTCCGATGGAAGAAGTGAACCTTCTTCCACTGAACTATCTGGATTATGACTCATGTAATCATGGACCACCGAAATGTAGTCCTGTGCTTTCGTCAACTTACTCTGAACCCACGGTTCCAAGTTGGTTTGCGAATCCATCATTTCAAGAAGCTTGGTGGCATTCTCAACAATAGAACGAAGTTGAGAAATTGCCATTTCTCCGTCTTGATCTTCTGAAAGATAGTTGCGAAACGATTTCATAACTTTAAATTACCTAAAAGTTCTCATGAAAGAACTCAAACAATCTTTAGGTGTTCTGCCCTCAAAATCCACCGTGTCCATATCTGTATTCCCAACGGCGACAGAGTAAGAACAAGTCACCTTTCCACTATCTCTACCCCAAAGAACTTGAACCTCCCCTTTGCGTCTATTGCTAAAATCATAAGAAACTTCAGGATAGTCATCATTCACATACTTTTCCAAATCCCTAAACGCGAAGAAATCATAAGATCCAGATTTTTTCGGATTGGTAGTGTGGTCTATCATTTTTTTAGTTACGTCTTCTATTTGTTTTAGTTCAGCAGCACTGAAAGGAGTGTCATCTGCTTCTCTAAGAGTTTCCTCTTGAACTTTGATCACTGGATAAGTCTTTCCATTGAACTCGAACTCGTCGTTTCCTTCCCAAATTGCTGCAGCACGAGCTTTGAGGAATGCGTTTGCTTCGGAAACTATGTCTTCATGTGCTTCGACTTCTTCACTCTTTTCGCCAGTCCAATTCTTGTCAACGTAATTGAAGAACTTCTTCTTCTCGTCTTCGGACTTGAATTCGGAAGGAGAATTCACTCCAAACTTCTTCAAAGCGTCCATGAAAAACTTTTGATATTCTGTCATTTTTTCTTCGTTTAGCATGATTCGTTCCTATTTTTTATCCTCATCCTTTTCAGATTCGGATGAAACCTGTTGTTCTTTATTTATTTTTTCTTTTGCGAGTTGTTTGTCGGTTTTTCGCAGATCTTTGACACTCTCAATGTTTTTCTGAATCATTCTATTCACAGCTTCAATTGATTCTTTCTTTGCAATTTCCTTGTCGGTGAACACTTCAAACTGTTCGCCATCAATATAAGAAATGACTGGTTTTCCTATACCAGTTCCCAAACTCTTGAGTGTTATGGTGTGTCCCTTATGGTCTACATCCATGAGAAAAAACTCTTTTGCCATGTTTGGGTCAACAAACAAGGCTTGTTTTTCCGCATCGGCTTCAGCGGCTGCAGCAGCTGCGTCACCTTGTTCCAACACACTTTGGGAAACGAAATCTCTTTTATCGGAAAGAGCTTCTTCTAATTTTTCTGAAATGCATAGAAACAGAGATTTCTTGAAGGATTCAAAATCCTCCTTCTCAAGAAATTCAATCATGTTTCTTGTTTTTTCTCTCATAGTCCGTATTCCGATTGGTCTTGTGGAATGAGTCCTTGTTTTCTTTCTTCCTCTATTTCATTGTTCATCTTCTCAATTTCTTCATCTGTGAGTTTCAGAACATTTTTACGAATCCATGAATACGAGAAGAACTTACCAACGTATTGTGTCAAATTCATCAACTCATCAACCTTGTCTTTGCGAAGTTCTGCTTCCTTCAATTCACTGAAATATGTATCTTTCTTGAAGTCAAAATGAACATCTGGTCTTATTTCTTCCCACTCGTCTCTTGACATTATTTCACGAAGAACAACTTGTTTACCCAATAAATCATAAAACACTTCACTGAATTTTGTTCTCAACCTACTCACAAATTTTGCAAACTTCACTTCATCGCGAGTTATTTCTGTCGATCTACCCAAAGTAAATCCATTTTCACTTTCAAGACGAGATGCTGGAACATTCAAAGATTTGTAGAGTTTCTTCTGAAAATACTTCACATCCTCCATTTCCGAAAGATTCTGTCCGCCGGGAAGTGTGGAAATTTCTGTTCCCTTTCCACCTTCACGACGAGGCATCCAATAATCCTCAAGCATCGTCATAAATCTTTTGTCGTCACGAATCTCACCAGTGTTTGCATCATAAACTAGTTTATTTCTGTGTTTATTCATCAAATCACGAAGATATTGTTCAGCTTTCTGTTTTGGTAAGTTACCAACATCCACATAAAATATTCTTCTTTCAGGCGCACGGGAAATTCTATAAATCACCACGGCGTCTTCCATCATTCTAAGTTGATTCAACGATTTGATTGCTTTGTGTAGATACCCAACAATTCTCTTGTTTCTCGTATCATAAAGTCCAGAGTTCACCGCAGCAATCGCATCGGGAGAAATTCTCAAACCTTCAACATCTGGAGCTGTCGCAAAATTCTTTTGCGAACCCGGAAAAACATACTTGTGAAACACATAAAAATCTTCAACGCCAGAAATCAACTTACTCCCATCGGGTCTTGTCTCCTTCTTGAACTCACGAATCTTCTGAAGATTCAGTGGGTCGATATATCGAAGTTCGACAATTCCCTTCTTGGTGTTTTCTGGATTCACCAAGATGTGAAAATACAATCTACTATCAATGTACCATCTACGAAAAAGTTCATATCCTTTTGTATTAAACTGCATCATCTCCAAAACATTCTGAAATTCCTTTGAAACCATCTTCTTTATTTCTGGTTCCAAATGAGTTCCATCCAAATTTATTCGAACGGTATCCTTTTGATCGTTGGTATCAATGCACTCATTCACAATTTCCTCTACTGCTGTCTCACACTCGGGGTGAAGTGACATGTCACGATACTTTTGAATCAGTTCATAATCACTTCTTGTGGATCCATCCAAATCAACATATTGACCATAAAACCCACCAGACTCAACTATTACAGCACCATCATCAGTATCGGGAGGAACGAAGGAAGACAGTTTATTATCTTCCTTCTCCTCTTTAGTTTTTCCGAACTTCAGTCCAAATAATTCAAAAGCCATTGATTACCCTTTATAGTATATAAATTTCAAATATCAGGTTGTTGGAGCAGCTCCACCAAGATAGGCTGTACCAGCATTCAAGTTTGCCAATCCAGTAAGAGCAAACGAAATGTTGCCAGTGGAAAGTGCAGTTGAAATTGCGAGTTGAACAGCAGTATCAATTTGGTTGAGTGAACTACCAGTTGGTTCATAATGAGAGTATGCTAATGATACTTCAAACTCTTCAATTGAACCAGCATCATCAAAATTCAAATCAATAGCAGCAAGTGATGTTGGCCACATATTGAAGAATTGATAACTTCTAACGGGAGCGCCACTTCTTGAAAGTTGTGTGACTACCCAGTTACTTTGACCATAGGCGTCCAATGCATCAGCACCCAATGGATTGCCATATTGAGCACATTGTGCCTGCCATGATTCAAATCTTCTTCTCATTATCATTTGTGTGTCGTTGTAAACTGTGATACTCCAATCCTCAAAAGTTCTTTCTCCTGCGAGCTTCAACTTTCTACCACCGGGAGTAGAAACTTCCACAGTGTTGACAGTTGCTGCCGGAAGAGAAGCTGATCTACAGAGATATGTGAAATCAGCACCACCAACGATTGGACCACTCACCAAAAAGTAGTTAGCTCTTGCACCACCCAAAGCCAATTGGTTTTTAAATTGTTCTACACTTGGTAATGACATTTAATGTGTCTCCTTTTTTAGTTAACTTCTATTCTTTATTTATGCACCAAATTCATTGAAATTCGCACCAGTTCTCGTAGCAATGAAGTTCAGTTGAATGAAGTTGATTGAACGAGTTGGTTTGATGTAAATGTCTGCCCAGAATTCGTTTCTGTCAATTCTTTCGGGTGTATTATTTGTCTCATCACATACTACCTTGAAGTCAAATACGCCTCTTCTTGATTTGACATCTTCGAGATATGGAGCAACCAAGGAAACGAATCTTGCTCTTGTGAATGCATCATTGAACTCAAAGAGTGAATACTTGGATGCGGTGGAAATTGCCTTCTCAAGAACAATGAACAGTCTACGAACATTGATTCTATCGAATGCACTTGGTTTCGAAAGAGCAGTCTTGTCACCAAAGAGAACGGTTCCTTCTCCAGGAATTGTTATGATTGGGTTTACACCATCGGGATAGATTTGATCTCTATATGTCTTGGATGGGTTGAATGCCAACTTCACAACGTCACGAACCTGTCCTCTATTGAGTCCAGCTGGGGACCACCATGCGTCTCTTGTGGTTTCTGTTCTCGCACAGAGACCAGCAGTATCAGCATTCAATGGAACCCAACGATAAAGATCGTTGTATGGATCGTATTGATACTTGTAACCAGAGTCGATTACGCAGTATGAGTTTGATCCAATGGTTGTCTTCAGTTCGGTGCATTTAGCAACCTTATCGGGTTCACTATCAAACTCATTCTTGTTTTCTGCGGAGAAGAATGCAACTGCATCCTTTCTTGTAGTAACAAGATCACGAATTCTAGCTGCACTGTTGCCAGTGAGACTTCCTGCGATGACCAAGTTTACGTCATATTGTTCGGTATCTTCAAAAAGGTTGTAACCATCTGGATCTGTTGATGGAACACTGGTAACTAGTGAAGTTGATGTTTGACCTGCACCACCAGCGAGTGACTGTGCAGTTCCTCCTCCAGCTCTGAAATATGTTCCGTCCGCATCATTTGTGATACCCCAATTCACAACATACGTTGTTCCACTCTTAATGGATGGTGAAAGACCTGTGTGGGTACTGAAGTCTGTCATAGCATTGTCAGGAATATCAGCACCACCAACGTAGATATACTGAGATTGGTTGTTGATTACACTCTTGTAGAATGTCGATGAACCATCTTCTGATTTTGCTTCTGGGAACACTGAAAGATTTGGGAATCTTTCCAATACGGTAAACTTGGAACCAGTGAACAAACCATCTTCATCAACAACCAAAACGTGAATTTGGTCATTGGTTGTTGCACCCTGATTGTTGTTTGCTGTTGGACTTTCAAGTTTTTGTATATTTGAAGTGCTTTCTGGAGCGCCTTCATCCTCGTATCCAAAGAAGTTTGCATAATAAGCAGTTGTTCCATCTCCTCTATTCTCTGCCCAATCTTGGAATCTATCTGGAGAAGAAGTTCCACCTGGACCAGGAAAAATAGCGACTCTCAAAGAATCTCCCTTTTGACCAGGATATCTAGCAATGATTCCAACATTATCAGAATCCAAATAATCCTCGTTGTATACCAACTGACCACTTGGATTTGCATCGTTGGTCACACCACTGTCTGCATTTTTAGCGGATACACCACCATACAAACTGCCACCAACAACACGAACTACCTGCAATCCTCTTGAATATCCTAAAAAGTTTTGTGCCGAGAACCACTGTTCGTAGTTCCAATTTTTTGGGTCGCCAAATGTTTCACGAAAAGCTCTTGGAGTGTCCACCAAAACGACTTTCTTTGCTGGACCCCATTCGAAGTTACCAGCGATTCCTCCCAAAGTGGTGGCTACAGCTGGAACTATGGTAGTAAGATCAATTTCTGAAACATTTACACCCGGACTGACTTGAAATGCCATATTTTTATCTCCTTGAATAATCTTTTCTTACTTACTCTTACGCACCAATTTCGCTGAAGTTGGCGCCAGTTCTTGTAGCGATGAAATTCAACTGAACATAGTTAATGGAACGATTTGGTTTGATATAGATATCTGCCCAAAGTTCATTTCTGTCAATTCTTTCAGGTGTATTGTTTGTTTCGTCGCATACTACCTTATAATCTATCAAACCTCTTCTCGACTTCACATCTTCAAGATAGGGTGAAATCAAAGAGATGAATCTTGCTCTTGTGAACGCATCATTGAACTCAAAGAGTGAATACTTAGATGCAGTAGAAATTGCCTTCTCAAGAACGATGAAGAGTCTTCTTACATTGATTCTATCAAATGCACTTGGTTTCGAGAGAGCAGTCTTGTCACCAAGAAGAAGTGTTCCTGTTTCTCTTTCTGTAATGATTGGATTGATTCCCTTTGGATAGATTCTATCTCTGAAAGTCTTGTTTGGCGAGAATGCCAATGCACCAGAATTTCTTAGAAGACCTCTGTTGTATCCAGCAGGGGACCACCATGCGTCGTTCGTGAACTCAGTTCTTGCACAAAGTCCGGCTGTGTCGCCATTGAGAGGAACCCAACGATTGACCTGATTGAATGGGTCAAATTGTTTTCTATATCCAGAGTCAATGACCACATAGGAACTTGAACCAACAGTATCCTTGAATGTTATGCAGGTATCCGCCTTAACAGAATCCGAAGAATTTACATTACTTCCGTTCTTACCTACTGGGCAAGAAACAAATGCAATGCAATCTTTTCTGGTCTCAGCAATTGTCTTGAGATTACCCACATCGGTAGATGTTTCAAGATCACCGCCGAGAAGAAGGTTTACGTCAATTTTTTCTGCATCAGCAAGAACACCATATCCGATCAATATATCTGGATCGGTTCTATTGTTGGTATAATTTTGCCCAGTTCCACCACTGAGAGGAACTGTAACTGCTTCAGCACCACCATCAAAACTAAATTCGTATGTGGTTTCCCAATTTGTATTGAGAACTCCACCTGCACTCAAACCAGCTGAACCAAATACTTCCGCAAAACCAGAATTGTCGAGATCATATGAATCAAGAGATCCAGCAACTTTGATGTATTGCGATTCGTTATTGAGAACATTCTTGATGTAAAGCGATGTTCCATCTGCTCTTCTTGCTCTTGGGTGAAGAGAGACATTTTCAAATCTCTCCAAGATTTCTCCCTTGGTTCCAGTGAACAGTCCATCTTCGTCGATGACAGCAACGTGAACTTGGTCAAAACTTTGTGTCAAACCACCAAGAGTGAGAATATTGTCTGTATGTAGTGGTTGTCTAGCAAAACTACTGTAATATGCCCAATCTGCTGCGGTTGCACCATTTCTTGCGACAGAAACGGCAAGTGAGTCGCCCTTTTCTCCAGCATATTTTGCCATGAATCCAGAAGCAACTTTGGTTGTTAGATCAACTGCGTCTGTTGGAGCATAAGCATCGTCACCACTTGCTTCGCCAGTATTTGCGTTTTGTGTGTTCGAAGAATTGTTACTCATTGCTCTGACCATCAACAATCCTTGGGAATACCCCAAGAAGTTGAGAGCAGTCATGTAGTTTGCAGCGTTCCACTGCTTTAAATCACCAAAAATTTCACGAAAAGTCTTTGGAGTGTCGATCAAGACAGCTTCATTTGCTGGTCCCCACTCTGTTGGGAACGAAATTCCAGCTCTAGTCGTAGCAACAGCTGGAACTATGGTAGTGAGATCGAACTCACTTACATTTACACCTGGACTTACTTGAAATGGCATATTTTTTTCTCCTTCATGTATACACGGAGTATATCTATACTTCTCTTATTATTTATTATTTTCGTGTTTTTGGTGTTAACTTATAGACCATCAAGACCAAAAGAAACTTTGATCGTCTTCCATGTCTTTTTCACTCGGAAGATTCTCAATTTTGTTTCTTGTTGATCCTTCGCGGGAAAGATTCAGAGCATCCTGTGTTCTCTGATCTTCATAGTCAACAATTCCGTCCTCTATGAACCCGAAAGGACTCAGAGACTGCTCCAAATCGTGAATTCTCTTCTCATAGAGTTTCTTTCTTGTGTCAATGTCTATGATTTCGCGGAAATATGATTGAGTCGTCAACCAAGAGAACAGAACCAAAGTGTCAACCAAGTCATCATGATACCCTTCGGAAGCTTCGTAGGATACTCCCTTGGAAATAAAGGTGCTGAACTCGGAAATGATATCCAAATCGGGAATCAGAAGTTTATCCTGTTCTATCATCTCCTTGAGAATTGAACACCCCAACTTCTTGATTTGATAACTGGTTCGGACACCGTATTGAACCTTTCCACTCTCACCAAATCCACCGTCCACCTTTTGACCTTTCTTGCCACGATTAGACACCAAAAGAACATTCTCATACTCCATTTCCTGATATAGAATATCTGCGACTTCAGAACCGACATCGTTGATTTCAACAAGAACGTGTGCTTCGTTGTAGTAGTTACCTATCTTTTGTATTATCGTGGGGTAGACCAAGACAGGCATTTCATTGTTTCGAAACTTCGCAACAACTCTATAAGGCATCTCCGTCACATCAACCACCGTAAATGCGTGGTAATCTGCACCCTGAGCCCTGCATGTGTCTATGCACATGATGTATATTCGGTCCTTCTTTGGTTCTTCAAAAATATCCAATCCCTCCGTGGAACTCTTGATCGGATCATCAAACACCATTGTCGCCAGTTTTGCGGAAGAAATCAGAGTGTCTTCTGAGCCCAAGAAAACACATTCAAACTCCTGCATCCACTGACGTTCAGAAGTGTTGCGAATTGTCTCTTCCTTGAACTTTTGGTCTCTGCCGGGAATTTCATTCCAATGAACTTCAATCGGAACATAGGAATTCTTGTCTTTTTCAGCGTTCTTCCACATCTTGTAGAACATGTTCATTCCCTTGGGTGTGCTTACCACAACGACCTTTGTGGATTTACCCGAAGATATGGTGGGATATACGGAATTGAAGAAATCCTCTGCAATGTTGTTTGGAACGAATGCAAATTCGTCAAGTAGAATGCAATTGTGAATATCTATTCCATTAGCGTAAAATGAATGAACTTCTTCAACATCCAACAAATCATATACATTTTCCACACCAGATGGTGCAATTTTCACCACTTTGGTAAATGAGTTTCTTATGCAAACATTGTCTTGTGGATTTAGAGATATTGCTTCCTTGAAACCCCCACTAGTATTCACCAAATGCTCTGGAGTGCATTTCAAAGAAGAACCATTGTCAAAAAATATTTTTACAGTTTCACGATTGAAGGTTTTACTCAATCCTCGGAATTTTTTAAATCCTTTACTTGTGAGGACTTCATATTCCTTCTTTTCATCAGAGAAAAATACCAACTCTTGTATTTGTTTTTTATCATTTTCATTTAAATATTTATAATTGTTTATATTTCTAGACGAGTTTGAGTATAAATCCTCTATGGTGGTTTCAAAAATATTCCCAAAAGAATCCCTCAGTGTTATTGAACTATCTCCACTTATGCAGCTGTAAGTATCACCACGAACGGCAGAAGAGGATGTCGATGAAGCAATCACCTTTGAACCGTTCTCAAGGTGAATGGATAGTTTGTTCCATTCCACTATTCCCTGTTGCAGCCATTTGGGAAGATTTTCATACGATTTCTTCAATCTCTGAAGAAGTTCTCTTGCAGTCGTCAACTTGTTCGCAAGAATCGCAACCTTCTTGTCCTGATTGAACAGAACATGGTGAAGAAGGTATGATATCATGGTGGTTGACTTGCCACTCTGACGAGGAAGTTTGCAAATTGTGAAGCGATTGCTGTGTATCGTTCTTACAATGTTTTCTTGAAATGGATACATCTCAAAGGGAACCAACCCTCTGTCAACATGAACGATTTTGATGTAGGTTTCTATGAAGTATACTGGGTCATTTGCACACTTCATATACTCCTCGATTTGCTCAGGAGTAAATTCTACAGGAGTATTTGCGGCCTTGATAAGTGGGTTGCCGAGGTAATGATCATTGTTTTTCGTCGGCATTCTTGTCTTCCAACTCCTTACTCTTCTTTCTTTCTGCTAAAAACTTCTGAAGTTCAGCTGTGCTTCCAACATATATGGAATTGTTTGTGATTGATTTGGGCCCAGACTGTTCGTCTTCCTTGTTCAAGTCCTTCATCTTCTTGTGAATATCCAAAAGTTTACCATTTGCATCCAAACTTGAGTGAATGAGTTGGGAAACCACTTCATATGCGCGAGGGCTCTCGCTTTCGCTAGCTACATCTAAAATACCTTCTATAGCTGCTTCAGACTGCTTTATTAAGTTTTTAAGATTTTTACGAACCAGATTATAATCAGTATCAGAATCTTTATTTGTTTCTGATTTAACTATTTCTGTTTCTGTTTCTTGTTCTATTTCTGTTTCAGAAGAAACTGTATACTCTATATCAAGTATTTCAGAAATATTTTTTTCAGTGTTCTTTTCTTTCATATTAGCATTATTTGTAAATTTTGATTCTAGAACCTCGGCTACAAGTGCCGTTTTGCTTTTAGGCTATTTATCACACTATTCCACACTTTTTAAGAAAATGTTCTATTTCCGTAAATCAAGTATGTTTGGTTTGAAGCTGTTACTGAGAAAGATGTTGCTGAAACGGCGCCAGTCAAACCAGTTTCCAAAGTTTCAAACGGAGTGGTGGAATCAATATCATACACTGAAGCCAAGACTTTTCCTACCATTCCTTGGGGTATCAAAACATTGTCACCAAATCCAGAAGTTCCTCCAGTAGCACCAAAGTCCATTTCAGTGACATTGCCATAGTAATATAGTTTGCAGTTGAATTCAATGCTTGCTGATACAGTTTTTCTTGTTTCAAAATCACTTTCTTCCACATCTTCATCATACGACACGCCTTGTATGATGAACGGAACATCAACAGACACATCTGTTGGGTTCAGCATCTTGATGTTTACAGAATATTCTGGACCAAACCAAGGAAGAATTTGTTCCATGATTTGCAGAACATCATCTGTATTCTTAGCAAATATATGAAGAATGAAGTTGATATTGTATGGAACTTTTCCATAACGATATTTGAATGAGTCTCCAGAATATCCTAAAGTCTTCTCAAAAGAATTCAACTTTCTACTAGAATCGTATATGAATGATGTAAACTCAAATGACATTCTAGGCAAATTCATATAGAAGTCATTGTCCAAATCGGGATTTTGTTGAAGACGAGAAATAAACTTCTGCTTGGACATGTATGAAAGGGGAACTTTTACTCTTTCTTTTTCAGAACCATCGGAGTTGTATCTAGCAACATATATATCGTTGAACAATGAACCAAAAGCAATCACAGCTTTCTTTGTTATTCCGTGGTAAAAATAATCACTCATCAGAGTTCTCCAAACGGATTAATTTCAGTGAAATCAAGATAATCGTCTATTTGGTCTTCAATAGTTTTATTGTCGTTGAAAGAGGAACTGTCTGTTTTGTCTGTGGAAGATGTCATCTTGGCATATAGTCCATTTTCGTTCATGACATAACGATTTGTATCCGAATCTGTTATCTTCCAAAGACCTATGGTATCCTTCACTGTTAGAATAGAGTTTGCAAAATCAACAACTGTAGCTCTGGAGTCCGAGGAAGCAAGAGAACCAGAAGTTGCTCCATTTGCAAACGTGAATACGGTTGTATTCTCTTCGAAAGTTCCAGAACCTATTGGAGTTTCCACCGTGAATGATTGTGTAAATTCTCTTTCATCAACAGCATTGTCTATATCATCCAATTGAGTGTTTATACTCTCTTCACTATACTGGAAGAGTTCAACACTTAGAGAATAGACATAATTCTTACCCAATTGATAAAATGGGTTTTCGTGTTCTACAAATTTTATTTCAAAGAACTTTTTAGCAAGAGGAAAGTATAGTAAATCTCCTTCTTTCGGTCTTGTCAGTGAAGTGGTGGTTTCACCAAATCTCTTTTTAGAAACCACAAAGGTAGCACTATCTCTTATTTCAAGACCAAATTTTCCTATGAAATCACCATCTCCTTCGAACCCATCCACAGTCTCCAAAAACATTTCTACTATAAAGTGTTGACGAAATGAAGATATCGGGTCGTCCCCAAATACATTTGGTTGAGTGTTCAGTTCTCTTGGGAGATAATACATATCTAGACCATGAATCTTGATGGTTTCAACAACAAGGTCTTCAATGAGTCTTTGTTCGTATGCTGAATTGTAGTTTGTAAAATATTTGTTTGTAGCCATCTTATCCTACCATGAAGTTTGGTGGAAGTTCAAACTCACTGATGATGATTTCTTCTATCTTGTCCAATTCCTGTTGAGCTTCATCAATCATTCTCTGGCCATTGAATGAAACTCCGCCGGGAAGTGTGATTCCTTCGAATTTGGAAAGGTTTTCTCCCCACTGTCTCTTTATCATGGCTGTCATGTATCTCTTGAGAAGACGGTCATTGTAGATTTCAGGATATATTCTGGGGTCAAGAACGCGAAAACATTCTATGATGAGATAATCACCAGCATTGAAATCTCTAGTGAGAGTCATTGGAAATGTTATCTTATTCGTCACTCTACTGAATTCAATTTCCTTCTCTGGTGTCAGAATATCCGATAACAGAGAAAGATGTTGTTGAATCATTGCATAGTTTTGCAAATCAAACGAACCGAATGTATAAAGTTCGTTGAGTGCATACTGATAACGAATGTCGAACATTCCAACGGATGTATTTCTCAATTGGAAAACGCGAACAACACTTGCAATCAAGTCTTCCATCGGAACAGTTTCAGAAAGTCCTGCTTCTGTAGCTGTAATATTCCTATCCTTTGTCAGAAACCCATTGTTGGAAGCTTTCATTTCAATGTAACCATTGTCGATGTCGGTCTGAGTTATCTGATACTTCAAAAATATTCTCTCAACACCATCAAAATGGTATTCCGAGAACAACTGAAGTGCATCGTCAAGACGGTCTTCTATTTGACTACCATCCACGTTTATTTCAATTACGGGTGCGCCAAGTCGGCGAAGACAATAATCAACAAGTTGCTGTCTTCTTGTAATCTTTGCCATATGAAAAAATCTCCTAAACTTGAAGTATTTAGGAGATTTTTAGGTTTCAGATGGTCCCACCACGTTTGACTAGTGCGTCTAGTGCAAACTTGTGGTTTGCCTCTATTCTCTTCTTTTGCTCCTGTGGATACTTGTTCTCTTGAAGAAGTTTCCCTGTAGCGATGTAGGCTTCTCTATATCTTTCCGTCCAGAAAGAGCAGATCGCGTATTCATCCCACATTCCCCAATCATAGACACTCTGACCGACAAACAAAGCGCCTTCGGGGTATTGAAGCGAAATCGCGACCTTTGCATAGCGATAACCTTGGTCAAAACGAGAATAAAGACGACACAATCTTGCAGCTGCCCAAAGAGGTTCTGCACGATATGGAGCCATCTGATATGAATCAAAATATACCTTGAGAATGTCGTCGATTGGTTTCTCAAGAATCTCCATGATTCTACCAATCTGATACTTGGAATAGAATGCTTCCTCTGGCCATCCACCGAGGTCAACTCTCTTCTGATACCACTCTATTGCCTTTTCCCAATTCTGGCAGTCTCTATAACTCTGTGCAAGATAGAAGTGATAACGATTGAAATCTTTTTCTTCTACATTTCCAGATGTAATTGCTTCTTCAAACACCTTTGCATCATCTTCGTATTTGGTTGGGTTTGCTGAACGAGCTCCATCTTGAATTGGAGTGTTGGTGAATCCGCGAGCAAAATCGCGAGTCTTGATTTCGTCCTTGCAATCCACATATTCATGAAGAACACCACGATAGTAAAATTCCTTTGAGTTCGATGTGAGTTGTGGACGGTGATACTTAGTGTTTCCATAGAATGCAAACACGTTGTAGATGTCTGCGACCAAGCTCTTCTTGAATTCATCGGGATCGAAGTTTGAATCATAAACAAGAACTTCGTCTGCATCAATCATGAGAGAATAATCGGCCTTGTCTCTTGCGAGTGCCATGGCTTCGGAACGATTTGTTCCAAAGTCAACCCAAGGTTTTTCATGAAGTTCGCCGGGAATTCCTACGTTGTTGAAGAACTCTCGAATCTTCTCTTGAGTTCCATCCGTAGATCCGGTGTCAACAATCACCCAATGGTCAATGACTGGAAGAACCGATGCTAGACATCTTTCGATGACCTTCGATTCGTTCTTTACAATCATGCAAAGAGTAATCGTCTTCTTTTCTCCCGTTGGTTTCGGAAGAGGATTTGCTCCTTGGGGAACATCTGTTTTTGGTTGTGGGTTGGATTCACTCAACATTTCTGGAGTGATGATTGTTGGTTTGGTTGTTGATTTTTCAATCAATGAATTCTGAACATCTGTCGGCATGTTTTTCTCCATAATAAAGTCGGTTGTCAAAACTTATTTATATTCTAAAAATTATCTCCAAAAAGAAAAATATGATGTTTATCAAGATGATGTGGGAGGTAATCCAAAACTAGTTCCTGGGTTTATGGCTTCATCAAAACCTGTATAACCAGCAATTCCCATGATTATTGGAACGGTATTTTCACTACAACAGCAAACATCGGAACCATAGGAAAATGAAGAATCGAAACCAGTAAGAGAGCAGATTGGACATGAAATATCTTTGTATCCTTTGACTTCCGCTGCACAACAAACTTGAGTTGGATAAAAGAGTCTACATGGTTCAGATTCAAAGGGAACTGTTGTAGTTCCAGATCCATCATTTATTTCATTATTCACCAAATGATGAAGCATTCCAACAACTCTATCCCACCTTCTTCGTTCTACAGTGTTTCCAAAGGAGGTTGTTCCTGGTGTTCCATCGAAAAATGTGTTTACGGAAGTTTGTCCGCAAGAAATAAACCAATCATCTTTTAGATTAAAATCGTAACCAAATTTTGAATAACCGGCAAAACTATCACTGGAAGCTCCGTAGTTTGCTATGAACCAGTCCATTTCCTTGCATATTCTGTCAACACATTCTTCAGAACCACATACATCATTGTATCCATCTGTGCAAGTTTGTCCATTCCAAGAACCATTTACGCATGGTTCTGTAGAAGTTATTCCTGGAGAAAAGAAACAATTGGTTGCCGTTTCTCCAGAGGAAAGACCAAAACATGTTTCATCGTTATAACACCCGCAGTTGCTATTCACAATTCGAGTATTTTCAAAGCTACATATATCACCATTGAATATGTATCCTCTAGCACATTCCTCTCTTTCTTGTTCGGGGATATTTTGCAGTTCTTGACAAAGACTGCAACTATCTGTTATTTCACCCGTGCATGGATTTACTACAGGCACTCCTTGTTGGGGAGGCCAACAATTTGTTGTCGGTAAGCATATTCCATTTTGATTGGAAAAGGAAACAACATTGCATATTTCAGAGCCATTTTCGAAAGTTTTGTAGAATACGTTTACTACTGTTGGAAAATCTGCTGGTCCGAGTATTACATTTTGGTACGCAAGGACACCAGACAAGTCTTCTCTGGGAGTAGAAGCAAATAAGAATTTACACGGTTCAATTTCACTTGTAAGTTGAAGACCTAGAGTTTCTATTGGATAACTTTTAAAACAATCTCCCAAAAATATCGAGTCGGAATCGTCTGTTGTAAAATCGGTCGGGCAACCACAATCTATGATAGGATTTGTGGTTCCGGAATTTGTGCAAAATGGTCCTGGTATTGTTTGTGGATCAACATAAACATAACTATTTTCTATTACAACAGCATTTCCACTTAAAGATTCCGACCAAACATCTGCACATGGATTTGCTTCCCCAATCTGAATCCCTGTCAAACCAGTTTCACAAAAAACTTCTTCTGCACAATAATAAATTCCTTCCAGTGATGTTAGCCATTGAAAAGAACTCGGACATTCTGTGAGGTATGCTAACAAAACATCATCTTTAGCAAATCCATTTGATATGGTAACTACAAAATTTTTATCTGTTAATCCAAATCTTTCGCAGTTGTTTGTTCTATGTAAAGTTATTCTAGAATTTCCAAAAAACATAAAATGTCACCTACTTTGTCTAAATGAATTCATCAAGTTCCCAAAAAGATAATTTCCATCGGAGAAGAAATATAGAACATCTATTTTCCTGTTTGATGTGGGATAGATTTTTGCGTCTCCTCCAGTTGTTACTCCAAACGGACCACCATCTGACCAATATATACCCATATCACTGGGAAATACTATGGTTGAACCAGATGTTCCAGTATGACCAATAATTAGAGTTAAACTAGCTCCAGTTTTCGACGAGTCTAAGCCAGAGAATGTCAATGTCTGACCTTCTCCCAATGCAATATTATCCAAAGTTATAATATTTCTAGTTCCAAAAGGAATATTAAAAATTGTATCTGTGGAATAAGTAGATGAATCTCCACTTGGACTTTCAGTGTAGTATACGAAGTTTCCACTGAATCCTCTTGGATTCAAGACAGAAGGATCGGATACGATAGTTGCTTCGCTGATTCCAGATAGAGAAGTGGAATCCTTGAATTGTATTGATGTGTCTGGGCCTTGAGGATTTGCACCACCACCTGAAATATCTATGGTTATTCCCGAATCACTGGTAATACCTAGAACATCAACACTAGAGTCTGATGAAAAGAATGACAATCTTTGAGCATTGAACATTCCTACTCCGCCTGCTGTAATTTCACCTACTATTCCAGTAGCTCCGTCAGCCCCAGGAGCTCCATTTCCACCAACTGCTAAATTGGAAGGAGTCGCGACCCACGATGATGCACCACTATCAAAAGTCCAAAGTCTTTTGATTTCAACTCCATTTGTATCTGTGAATACATAAGAAGCTGTTTGACCATTTGTGGGATTTGAAGGAAAAGTAAGAGGCATGTTTTAGTCCTTAGCTAAATAAATTTGGTCTAGAGGCGGTGATTCCAACATCAAAATATCCCGTTTGGCCAGTAAACCCAGCAAGATCGGGAAGAGTGATTCCATCAGCAGTAAAACTGAATATGTTGTCATACATCAGAGTTTCCGTGTTGTCTCTCCATGTATTGAAAGCTTTAGCTTCATTTCTCCAAGCAGTGACACCGGAGTTGTAGTATGAAATAGCATTTTCTATTGAAGAAT